GGAGTCATCTATTACTACGTCGCAGTTTGATATTGGCGACGGGCACAACTTTGCTTTTGTATGGAGGATGTTGCCTGACTTAACATTCCGAGGTTCCACAGATGGGACAACGCCCAGCCTTACCATGCAGCTTCAACCACTGCAAAACTCTGGCTCTGGGTACAATGACCCTATATCTATTGGCGGAACCAGCGCGACTGGTACACAAACAGTAACAGCAACTCAAACATATCCTATTGACTTAGATACCTTTACTGGCCAGTTAAACATCCGTGTGCGGGGTCGCCAAATGTCTATGAAAATTTCATGTAACACATTGGGTACACAATGGCAGCTAGGTGCGCCGCGAATTGATATCAGGCCTGATGGCCGCAGGGGTGGGTAATGGCACAGAAAAATGTAGTAGCTCCACGGCTACCCAACCCAACACCTGATTACGATTTCACCATGATGAATCAGCTTTTGAGTGTGCTGCGCTTGTACTTTAATCAGTTAGACAATGCAGGTCCTATAGCAGCATCATCTCAGTTTAATGGTACAGACGTTGTTGCGGGTCTTAGCTTTCCGCCAACTGGGAATACTACAACTCCAAGTTTGCCAACCCAAGCCAATTTAGCCAACCTACGTGTCGGGGACATTTACTACGACACCTCAGCAAGTAACGTACTGAAAGTGAAGGTGTAGTATGCCAAGAGATATAGATAGCGGTTTTGATGAACTTGGATTTGCAACAACCCCACAAGCTGTTATGCCAACGGCTCAGGAGCGTGGGCAAGCCGCATTGGATGCTCTTCCTCAGCACATTAAAGATGCAATAGCTTCTGGAAAATTGACGCCAAGTTATGAATCGGTGCGCGTTAGAGATGGTCGCGGGGGTGAGGGGTACGAGGCAAACGGAGACCTCCGAGGGTTTACTTCCCTTGACCCAAACGACATTGAAACTAGCTACGATCTTGCAGGAAACGTAACCGGGACAAGGCAGGTTGACCGTACTGGAGGATGGATAGGAAGACTTACTCCCGGGCTAACAATGGCTGCGCTTGCGGCTATGGGTGGAGCAGGTATTTCCAACCTTCTCGGGGCGGGCGCTGGAGCCGGTACTGCGGCAGGAGGTGAGGGAGTTGCTTCATTGTTTGGGGGGTATCCAAGTTTGGAAGCGTCAGAAATGGCGGCATATACAAATGCAACTGGAGCTGGCGCCGGTTTAAATGCGGCCGCTGGACTTGCACCTGCAAGTGCTGCATTGGCGCCACACTTAACGCCCGCTGCTATTGAATCCTTAATGGGTTCCGCTGGATACGGAGCAAATTCTGCAGCCTTGGCTGCGGCTCCAATTTTAGGAGCAGATGCCGCCCTTATTGGATCTGGAGCAGCTATTGGTGCATCAGCCATCCCAGCCGCTCTTGGTGCATCAGCTATCCCGGCTGCAGGATCTGCTCTTAGTGCAACAGAGGCAGCAAAAGCAGCAGCTGCAAAAAGTTTACTGGGTGGAAATAAAAGTTCTTTTGGCGCTATTGGTGGCGGTCTTGGGCTTGCCGCCCTACTTGCATCTATGAACAAGAAAAGTGGTACAGATGATTCTTACAAGGGAACCATCCCAGAATACACAGCATCCAGAACACAGACGCCAACCAGTGAAACTAGACAAGGTATCAATGGAGCGCCCTATCGTCCTGGCCAGGGTGGTGTTACTTACTTTAGCCCGACAACCTATACGCCCAAAGCGGCTGGTGGCGGGTTGATGGGTCTTGCCAATGGAGGGGTAACTCCAGGACAATACAACCTAGGATCTTATTCTGATGGTGGCCGTCTTTTAAAAGGACCTGGGGATGGTGTATCCGACTCCATACCTGCAGTCATTGGTCAGAAACAACCAGCCAGATTAGCAACGGGAGAATTCGTTATCCCGGCCCGAATTGTTTCGGAGCTAGGCAATGGGTCTACAGATGCTGGCGCTAAAAGACTTTATGAGATGATGAATAGAATACAGCAAACCCGTCGCAAGACTAAAAATGTTGCCGCTAACACGAATGCGGCCAAGTACCTACCCGCTTAAGGAAAATCATGGCCGACCAACCCGCTCTCACTAATAACCTGACAACTGGCGGAACTAACTCCCAGGGGCTCGCGTCCTGGGCTGCTCCATATGTTACAGATATGCTTGCCAAAAGTAAGGCAACTGCTGGAGAGGGCTATAAAACATACGGAGGCCCACTAACGGCTGGGGCTTCTGATTTACAGAATAAAGTTTTTCAGGGAATTGGTTCTCTTAACTTTCCTGGAAATCTTGGAAAAAGTTTTAGTTCTTCTGGCGCATATCAGTTGCCACAAGTTGGTGCTGACGGAACTATTAGTGGAAGCTCTGGAGATCCCGGCATAGCTAGTCAATACATGAACCCGTATTTGATGTCGGTTCTAGGCCCACAGTTAGATGAACTTCGCCGCCAATCTCAAATTACACAGATGGGCAACAATGCCAAATCAACACAATTGGGTGCTTTTGGTGGAGCAAGACAAGCAATTACGGATTCCGAAACCAATCGCAACCTAATGCAAGAACAGAATAAAACTGTTGGTCAGGGCTATTCCAATGCCTTTGATAAAGCTATGGGTCAGTTTAATACTGAGCAAAATCAAGCAAAAACCTTGGTCGACCTTATGGCTGAGCAAGGAAAAAATCAACGTACAATTGAATCGGAAGGAATTGCTGCGGATAAAACTGAGTTTGAAAAACAACGCGACTATCCCAAAGAGCAATTAAAGTTTGAAAAAGATATGTTGGCAAATTTACCAATGTCAGCAGTTACAAATACCCCGGGAGCACAAACTGATTTGGGAAATTTGCTTTCTATTCTTGGTGGCGGAATGAAATTATCGGAAGCAGGCGGATACGCCAATATTGGAGATCTGCTCAAAGATCTTTACGGCGGCGCAAAAAACATTTTTAGCGGGCCTTAAGGAAAAAAAATGAATCTTATTCAAATTCAGGAGCATCTAAAAGATCTTCCTACTCAGGCAATCATGGGATATGCCAATGGGCAAAATCCAGAGGTTCCTCCTTACATGGCGTTGAGCGAGCTAAACCGCCGCAAGTCTATGGAGCAGCGGGCCGCGCAGCAACCTACTCAGTCTGTTAAAGATAAGCTTGAATCCCAAGTAAGCCAAGCCCCTCAAGGGCCTCAAGGAATTGCTCAGCTTCCTCAAGCTATGCCGCCCCAAGGACCGGAGCAAGGTTTGCCCCAAGGTTTGCCCCAAATGCCCCAGGGTGTTCCAGGCATGGCTGATGTTGGCTTGGCTGGGCTACCGGTTTCCGATGACATGTTCAATTACGCTCCCGGTGGGATAGTTGCATTTGCCAATGAGGAAAATGATCAAGTTGTTCCCGAGGAAAATATGGATGGCGGAGGGGATAGCAATGAGGGCGAAAAAGAAGCAATGGCAGGGGTGAGGAGTATTGCAAAACCAGCGTTTCCAGTTTTAAGCATGGAGGATGCGGCTAAAGAAATTATGCGCAAACGAATTGCTGGTGAAACAGACATCCCAGAGGTTATAAGCCCAGCTGATGCAAGAGCAGCGGCTATAAAACAAAACCCCAAACTAGCACCAATCTTGAACTCCCTTCCTGGGGAGGCGATTGAGGGTCTTATCAAAAATCTTGCAACGCGGAACCAAGCCTCGCAAGATAAATTTAAAGAGAACGAAGGACGGCTGGGGCTTGCCGGCTTGTCCAATGCCTTGATTGCTGCAGGAGAAGCTACGCGAGGCCACAAAGGCTTGGCTCTTGGAGAAGCTTTGGGCGGCTTTGGTAAATCCTATGGTAGGTACACCGAAGAATCAGTCAAGCGTGATGAGGCGCAACAAGCTCTTCAGCGCCAATACGAAATTGAAACAGCCAAGCTACAGAGCGACGTTCAAAGCTTACAGAGAGCTTACGCTAACAATGACGTTAATGCTATTGCTCAATACAGCAAAGATGTTGCAGATAGAAAAGCTAAGATTGAAGCAATTCAAGGAACTGCAGCATCTAACGGTCTTGATATTGGAATTAAAGAGCAAAATCTTGCGGCGACTATTGCGCATCAGAAAGCTCAGAACGCTATGTCTCAAGCCCAACTTGAAGAGTCAAGGCGTCACCATAAAGGGCAAGAACAAGAATGGGCTAATGCCAAAGCTAATCGTGCAGAACAATTGCAAATTATGAAAGATAGCAGGCCCACAGCTGAAAGCAGAGAGATTGACAGAATAAATCAAACAATTGGTCAAAGAGTTAGAAGTCTAGAAGCAAGACAAAAAGACATTGAGTTTGGTAGTGATGAGTGGAATAAAATTCAGGATGTAATTGATGACACATTTGAGCAAGCTTATAGGGCTCATAAAATAGAACCGCCACCCAGAATCCCAAGGCCAAAGATTGATGAGCCAGAAAAGAAGCCTGGATTTTTTAGTGGCCTATTTGGTAGCTCCCCTGCTCCAAAAGCTGTATCATTCGACCAGCTTCCAAAATAAGGGGTTAACATGGATGTATTGATGCCAGATGGTACTACCATCACTGGTGTACCGGAGGGTATAACTCAATCAGAATTGCTTGCAAGATACAACAAGTTAGTTCCATCTACTGAAAGCGCAGTAGAACCATCCGAAGTCCAGCCACAAACTGGACTCTCCGCCTTTGCTCCATCCGTAATGCGTGGTGGGCGTGGATTGGTTTCTCTCATGGGTGATGTTGCTCCAGCAATGATTGCCAAAGCTGTAGGTGCGAATGACTATGCCAAGCAGCAGATGAAAGAAGCTGCCGCATATCAAAAAGAAACAGAAGCTTTATATCCATCTGCTGTACCATCGTTTACCAACATCAAGGGTGTTGGCGATGCATTAACTTACATTGTTGAAGCGGTGGGTGAGGCTATTCCCACCCTTATACCAAGTTTGTTTACTGGCGGCGCAGCAGCAGTTGCTGGCCGTGGTGCAGTTGCAGCAGCTAGAGTTGCAGCAGAGAAAGCAGCGGCTACAAGCATGGCTTCTGGCGTAACCGCTGAAGCTGCAAAAGAGATTGCTCTTAAAGCCGGTGTTAATGCCGCTAAACGTGAGGCGTTAAAGTATGAGATAGCTGGATCATTGGTTGGTTCAGCAGCGCAAAACGTCCCAGATGTGTACCAAGGATTGTACGAAAAAGGTTACGACAACCTTCCGGCTGCATTGTTATTTGGTGGATTTAATACCGTATTGGATGCTGTTACTCCAATCAACTTATTGCGCAAATCCAAGTTGTCTGGCATCCCAGAGAATGAAATTATTGGCGCTTGGTACAAACGTGCAGGTAAGGGCGCACTCGAAGGAATGGTTTCCGAGGGCGTCACTGAGTCAATTCAAGAGATGTCAAGTGCAGCAGCTGAAAAGTTTGTTGACAGCAACAATGACTTCTTTACACCGCAAAACTTTGAGCGGTTTATCAATGCTGGACTCAAGGGTGGTCTTGGCGGCGCTGGTATTTCTGCGGCTACTAACGTGGCGTTTGGCCGTAAAGAGGAGGAAGTCCCCCCTTCTCCATTGGCTGCTGTACCTCCATCCAATAGTCCAATTGTTGGAACTACAAAAGTAAATGTTGGAGGGAAGGAAAGCATTAAAGTTGTCAGGCAAGATGGAAGCGTAGACATTGACGGCGTTCAAGTCACACCGCCAACTGCTGGTATTGCTACGCTACCAACCCAACCTGGCGATCAAGCAATAGTTACGACTGCACCAACTCAAGAAGGTCAAGGCATAACTACACTTGTTCCCCCGGTCCAACAAGATATCACAGGCGAAGAATCTCAGGACCAACAGCAACTAATTGATGAAGCCAATCAAATTCTTGGTACGCCTACTGTAACACCCGTTACTGTTGGGCAAACACCAGACATCATAGATCTCCTGCCCAAAGAACCAAAAGGAACTACTAGTGGCCCTAAAACCATTGAAACCCAGCAAACAACGCCGCAAGAACAACAAGCGCCCACAGCCCCTGTAACCTGGGAAACAATTCAGCCCGGACAAGATATAACTCTTTATCGTGGTGAGAATAAAGAGAACCTAAAAGAAGGTGAATGGTGGACAACAGATAAAGCCAAAGCGGAAAAATTTGGTGAAGTAACAGAAGTAACTTTACCTGCTGATATAGTTGGAAAGCATTCTGTTCAGGGTCATGGCGGGCCTGATGAGTTTGTATTCCCCACTCCAGGAAGCCGCCCAACTGACTTGGCTAAAAAGCCTGAAGTAACTGCGCCCCCTGCAATCACAGGAGGTCCATCTACGCCTAAAGGTCCGGTTGCTCCAGTAGAAAAACCTGTGGAAGTTGCACCTACTCCTGAGCCTACTGCAACAGAAGAAAAGCCAACCAACATTGATGAAGTTATAAGGTCATATCGTGATGACCCAGATGTTGCTGCTGGTGTGATTGCAAATGATTTAGTTGGGCAAACACATTTAACTGCTGAAGTAAGGCAGATTGCAAAAACCTATTTAACAGATGGTGAAGATGCTGGGCGTACACAATTTAAAGAAAGTGTGCAAGACCCTGATAGTGGTTTTGGTCTTTTAGGTTTAACGCAACCGGAAATGGATGCGTACTTTGATGAGATGGATCAATATTTAACCGAGAGATCCAAAATTTTTAGGGCAGAGCCTGCACAGAGTGCTGCATTGCCTCAACTCCCAGCCGGGGAAACCAAGCCCGTAGAAGGTGAAGCTGCACCTACTGGCGGTCCTACTGCACCAACTGGTGAAACTAAACCTGTAGAAGGTGAAGCTGCTCCTACGGGAGGCCCTGCTGCGCCCGCCGGTCCAGCCAAACCTCCAAAGGTAAAGCTTACTGATGAGGAAAAGGCCAAGGCTGCGGAAGAAAAGAAGGCGGCTGATGAAGCAAAGGCCAAGGCTGCGGAAGAAAAGAAGGCGGCTGATGAAGCAAAGGCCAAGGCTGCAGAAGAAAAAGCTGCTGCTGACAAAGCGGCTGAAGAGCAAAAGAAAAAGTTGGAAGAGTTCAACAAGCAGCCAATGAAGGTTGCAATGGATGAAGGTAACGCTGATACAGTTGCTTCTCTTCTATATGGTAAGTCTGTACCTCCAGAACTTCATCCTATTATTCTTTCAGAAGGATTGATCCGTATTCCTGTAAATATGGATGAAGTTGAAAAAATTGAGTCTGCTTTAGTTAAGTATGGTTTTACGATTACAGGGCGCGATGTTCCTGCTACTACAGATGATCCTGCTTACCAAGGTCCAGAGCGATTAACTATATCTGCGTTATACAAACCAGAAAAAACAAGCATTGAAGGTGGCGGTGCTGAATTTGGTGGAAACCGTAAAGGCAAGCCAAAAAATGTTCAGCCAATAACAAAAGACGCTACAGACGGTCAGATCAACAAGATGCTGGCCGCTGTAAGTAAAGAAGAGTTGCTAGATGTCACATCAAACCCAAACAGTTCGTTTGGCGCAATGATGTTCAAGGAAGGTATTGTCAGCTACATCTTGTCACCAGTTGATTACATGCTTAAAGAATTAAAAGCATCAACTAGTCTTTATATTAATAGCCAAATGGGTGGGAAGCAAGCTATTAAGTTGGCCTTGCAACGTGGAATGGAAACGCAAGTACAAACTCTACTGCAACAATATGCAGATAGTTTGACTGACCTTCAGAAAATTTTTGATTCCAATCCGCGCATAGCTGATTTGTCTCTTGCTTTAAAAGATAAATACATCAAAGATGAGTTTGTTAGAGAGGCAATAAAAAAATATACAGACGACGGATTAAAACTGCGATCCACATTTGAAGAAAAATTTAAAAATTTTACGCAAGTTTTTTCAAATTTGTATCAGTTGTTTGCTGGTAATGAAGACTCAACAGACCAGACTAACCGCATAGTTAAAAAAGAAACTGAAGTACCGCCAGAGCTTGGCAACATCATCCGCCGTGGTATGCGTGATCACCGCCAAGGCCGTAACGTAGATGTTGAAGACTTTGTAAAAACCTTTGGGCTTTTCCCAGGTGGCGTTGACTTTGGTAACTGGGTCAATCAATCTGAGCGTGCGGCTCACTTAAACGCTATCTATGATGCCATGTACGACATGGCTGATTTGTCTGGCATTTCTCCAAAGATGCTTGGATTAGACCAAAAGTTAAAAATAGCTATTGGAGCGCAAGGTAGAGGCGGTAAAACTGCAGCTCATTACATACCAAAGCTCAATGAAATCAACCTTACTAAAACTAAGGGAGATGGAACTTTGGGCCATGAGTGGCATCACGGCTTAGACCATAACTTGCGATTGACAACCAACGGCAAAATATTGATGGCCGATACAGTTGTTATGCTTAAAGGCATGATGGACGTTGATAGGGTTGAAAACAATCTTCGTAGTATTTTGCGAGATGCTGCTAATACTGCAGACAACCGTAACCTTCCGCCAAAGAAAGCAATGTTTGCTGCCGTTACACAGGGCAGATACGACCAGCAACCTTCTATTTATCAAAATTCAAACGAGCCAACTAAATTTTACAAAGATGCTCGCAATTTAGATGATGGCGCATCACCTCCTTATTGGAGTTCAGATACGGAGATGTTATCTCGTGGATTTGAGTCCATGTTGTTTGATGCATCTAAAGGTGGAAGCCCGTACCTTGTTGGCCCAGATAGGGCTGATGGTTACATATCTCCAAAAAATGGATATGCAGGAACCTCTTATCCAACTGGTAAAGAGCGCCCAAATATTAATGAAGTGTTTAAGCAGATGCTTGAACAGATTGACCCAGAAACACTGGAAGTCAAGACTTACAAAATGGAAACAAAAATTGTTTACATTGAAGATCTTGGCTATGCTGTTTTGGATCAATACAACCTTAGCACAGGCGGCGATGGAACATTAATTTGGTACAAAGACGAAAAACAAGCAGAACATATTAAATCATCTCGCAATGGAAATGATAGAGCTTTAACTCCATACAGGATACAGATTGGTAAAGTTAATAGTCGCATCCTGGATATCTCTAAGCGTGTTGACGCAATCATGGAAGAGATGGGTCTGTTTAAGTGGCCTGAGATTAAGAACGGATCAATGGCTGAGTCCATGTTCTATCACATGCGCCAAGGCTGGTGGCCCAAGAACAACCGAGAGCTGGCTGAATACGGCATTAAAGCTTACCTTCAAAAGCCCGAGCTGCTTGGATTTAATCCGGCTAAAGATCAAAGCGAGATTGACAAATACAAAATTTCAGACTTTGAAGGTGACCGGGTAAAACTTAAGCAAACTCAGGAAGATTTTGAGGCTGCAGCTGCTAGGTATATAGGCCAAATTATCACCGACATGCGAGCTTCTGGTTCTGACACCAAAGCCATCTACGATTACATTGTTAACCTGTATCAAAACCAGCCAACGCTGGATGTTCAGTCTGTCCTAAGCAAGACTAACAACGCCTACTCCACACCTCTACCTATTGCATTCCTGGCTGGTATGTTGGCTCGTATCAAGTCAACAACTACCGTATTTGATCCCACTGGCGGCAATGGAATGTTGGTGGTTGCAGCCAACCCACAAAATGTAACAACGATAGAGTTGGATCCTCATCGCGCTAATAACATGGAGCTGATGCAAATTGGCAATGTTATTCAAGGAGACACTACTGAGGAAGTAAAAAAACTTAGAGACCAAGAGGTTGATGTTGTTTTAGCCAATCCACCATTTGGCGCTCTTTCTACTCCGGTAAAAGTACCATCTTGGACGGGGCAGGATTACAGAATTGGTACTTTAGATCAGTTGATTGCAGCTGAATCTTTACGCACTATGGCTAACAATGGTCATGCCATATTGATACTTGGAGCGCATCCAAAGCCAGGTACTGTAACTTCAACAGACCGAGTGTTCTTGAATTGGCTCTACGGTAACTATAACGTAGCAGATCATTTTGAAATTGCTGGTAATTTATATCGTAAACAAGGTGCGTCTTGGCCGTTGCGCTTCTTGGTTATTGCCGGTAGAAACCAAACGGAAAATGCTTATCCAATTGACTTTACTGTTGATCGGATAACTTCATTTGATGAACTTTGGAGTAGATATGTTCAAGCCAGTGATCGTAGCGAAAAAGTCGTGGTGGGTACCGGAAAAAAACAGCAGCCTGCTGGCGGTGCAAATCAACAGCCCGGAGGAGTACCAACAGGCAATACGTCAGAAGATGGAGAGCTTGGCGGAGGAGTTGGGGCTGGAGAGGGCGCTGGCAACGGCGAACCACTATCTCCAACAGGAGGGGGCACGGGCACTTCCGGAGCCGGGGGACGAGGAACAGCTGGTGGAAATGGTACTGGAGAACAACAGCCGCCTAATGGAAAAGGTAAACGAGGGGGATCCAGCGATAGCGAAACCGGCGGAACCGGAGGACGCACAGGTAGCAGTGAAAAATCAGGAGATGAACTGGGAGGACTTTCTGACCTAGACCTAGATGACATCTTTGACAATCTAGGTAAGCCAGAAAAGCCAAAGGGTGGTCCTCGCGCCCCTGCAGCTCCTCGCACTCCACGGGGTGAATCTACTGGAGGTCCAAAAACTCCAAGAGGCCCATCAGTCAAAGCCCCAACAGCCATTCCTACAGAGTTGGAAGGGCTAGGTCTGGAAGACTTATTGGGAGAGTTGGATGAGGCTTTAAATGGAAAACCTCCAGAAGCACCCAAGCCTCCAAAATTTGAAGCTCCAACAGGACTTGGCGCTAAACCAAAAAGAGAAAACAAAAAGCCAGTACAGGAAACTAAAAAACCAGTACAGCTGTTGCTTACATATTCCGCTCTATCTGGAATGGATAACTACTATAGAGCGCAATATTTTAAATACCTTGAAAACAAACAAGTTAATGCGGCACTGTCTCGTATAGCCCAGAACGCCAAGAACACTAGCGATGACCCTAACAGCGGCCTGTATTCCCGCAAAGGTGATCAAGATTACGCCAATGTGCAGCCCATCATTCAACGTGTATGGGAAGCTATTGGGCAAAAGATTAGTGATGTAACGCAGCGTATCAAGCAGGTTTACGCATTGCTGGTTACTAAATTTGGTGAGCCAATCAAAGCGCATCTACGTACGTTTGTTGAAACATTGCGAAACAAAGATAAACGGCGTCCAAAGAATCAAACCCCAGTTCAGTCTGAACCCATTGATACCGAATCTCGGGTTGTGTACCTTGGCAAGTCTAGGTTTGCAAGCGATGGCATTTACCTACCCCGAGCACAGTCACAATATGCTTACTCTGCTCTGGAAAACCTGGAAGCACAGGTGGGTGATATTGATGAGTTTGTAGCCAATGAGCTGGGCTATCCATCTGTTGAAAAGATGGCTAAAGGATTGGCTGGATACCAGATTGACGGTCTAGCTCTAGCTATTCAAGCCAACAAACTTGGTAAAGGCTTCATCATTGGTGACGACACCGGTGTGGGTAAAGGACGCGCTGCAGCCGCAATGTTGGTATGGGCTAAAAAGAATGGAAAGATCCCAATCTTTGTTACCCTGAGCGACTCTTTGTACACAGCAATGTATGAAGATTTGAGCAATATTGGGCATGAAGATATGCAGATTGGAATGACCAATAATGATTCTATTATTCAGAAAAACATTGGTAACGGCAAAACCAAAATTGTATTCCAGAATAAAGGAAAGAATGGTCCAGACCTTATGTCCTACATCACCAAGCATGGTGAGCTGCCTAAGGGCATGGATGTATTGTTTACTTCCTACTCTCAACTGAATGGTGGAGCTGGTTCCCCGGCTCGACAAAATGCAATTGCTTCTTTGGTAGCTGCAGGTAAAGCTGTGTTGGTTATGGATGAAGCCCATAATGCAGCAGGCATACCAACTAACCCAGAATCAATGGGCCAGAACGCATTTTTTATGTCTTTGCTTACAGGTAAAAACTTGTTGGGCAAAGACAAAGATGCGCCAGAAGATTGGCAGCCACCATCAGCTTTGTACCTGTCGGCTACTTTTGCTAAGCGGCCTGACAACATGCCGTTGTATATACATACAAACCTACGCTATGCAGCCAACACTCCAGAAGAGTTGACTGAATTGTTTGGCAAAGGTGTAAAAACTGACGTACTACAACAAGTTTCATCTGAAATGCTTGTTGAGTCTGGTTCCATGTTGCGCCGCGAGAGATCGTATGAGGGCGTAACTATGGACTTTGTTACAGATGAAGCCAATGCTCCACGCGATACAAGGGAGGTTGATAGGGTTACAACTATTCTTCGCTCTTTAGTTAATGCTGACCGCGCCCTCAAAGAGTGGTTGAAGACGGGAGATGCTCAAAAAGATATTATTGAAAAGCTTGGACCTAAGGGTTCTATGTTGGGCAAACAAGGGCCTAACGCATTTACCCAAGCAAGAAGTAACATGTTTACTTCCGTGGTTCACAACTACATTGGCACTCTGTTGCTGTCTACCAAAACTCAAACTGCAGTAGACATGGTAGTCGACAAAATGAATAACGGCGAGAAGGTTGTTATTGGTTTGCAGAGCACCAATGGCAGCGCCCTGGATGATTTTGTTCAAAAGAACAACATCAAGATTGGAGACGAGATTTCCAACTTTGGGTGGCAAACTTTAATTCAACGTGCAATTGATTCAACCAGAAAAATTACATTGAAGGCTGCCAATGGAGATAAAAAAGATGATGTAAAAGTGGAGATTCCTTACTCCATGATGCCGCCCTCTATAAGGGCTGGCTATGACAACTTGGCATTAATGATCAAAGACTTTCAGTCTGATTTACCTGTTGCTCCTATTGATTTCATACGCACAGAGCTTGAAAGTAAGTATGTCTGGACAATTGATGGTAAGACTAATGTTGGCAATACTCCACCGGCTGGAGTTAAGTCTCGGCGTTTAGTTGTTAAAGAAGTGACTGGTCGTAACACTGCTATTGACTACCGTGGGGACAAGCCAAAATACATGGCACTTGACAACCCCGAGCGTGTTCAAATGATTTCCCAGTTTCAAAATGGGGAAGACTCAGAAAAAGGGCCAATTGACGTACTAATAATTAATTCTGCTGGTGCTACCGGTATTTCCTTACATGCATCTGTTGAGGCGTTTGATCAGCGTCCTCGCCACATGATTGTGCTGCAGCCACATGGAGATATTAGCGTCTTCATTCAGTTGCTTGGACGTATTCATAGGACGGGTCAAGTTGAGTGGCCGTCATTTACCATGCTTGCTACCGGCATCCCAGCTGAGCGGCGTATTCTGGCAATGCTTCGTAAGAAGCTATCCAGCTTAAAGTCCAATACTTCAGGCGGATCCAGTAGTACAAAGGTTAATGGCGTTGACTTCATCAACATGTATGGGGACGTAGCAACTGCCGAGTACCTTAATGAACATGCCGACATCCGTGAGTTTTTAGGCCAGCCATTATTTCAAGATCCCGATAAGGAAGCGGGAACAGACTTGGCTCACAAAGCTTCTGGCACGGCGGGATTGTTGTCCTCTGCAGATCAGCAAGAGTTTTTTGACTCTATTGAGGCTAGTTACACAGCGGCGATTGAACTTCGTAACGCCACCGGGACTAATGCTCTAGAGCGTAGGGTTCTTCCTTTGAATGCAGAGATGATCAAGGAAAACCTTATTGAAGAGGGATTGGACAACTCTAACCCATTTTTGTCTGATGTGGTTATGGCTCAGTTCAACGTAGATGTGATTGGGTCCATACCTACTGAGCAAAACATTAAAGATGATATTGCTCAAGCTTTGAACGGACGTACTCCCCAGCAAGTAGTAGATGAGATTGATGCTGAACTCAACACTATTTTTATTGAAGTGCGCAACCAAATTATTTTGAAGCAACAGGATTTGGATAGAGCTATTGCGGCACCAGAAGCTACAGAAAAAGACAAAGAACAATTTACAAATCAAAAAAATGGATTGATCGGGGATTTTGTAAAACTTGGCGCTCGTCGGGAGCAAACGCTTAATGCTTTAAGGTACGAATACGCAATTGGCATGGGCTATCAAGATTTTGAAATTAACAACGTGCCTGCAAGCGCAGTTGTTATTGGCATTAAAGTTGACAAGTCTCGTATTGGAAAATCAAAAACAGGTAACCCTTACTCTCCATCCAACTTCCAAGTTATCTTTAAGCGCAACATTCCAGATGGTAGGGTTGCTCCTTCATTAGCTACGCTAGAAGGAAAAAGCATTAAAAAAAGTAGTGGTTACCGCAATCCCCCTTTAAATGAATTTTTTGCCTTACGTTCTGTAACGGGTGGCCGCACTACCCGCTACATTGCCCTGGGGAACATCCTGCGGGCTGCACAACTTTTTGATAAAGATGGTGGAGAAATTGCTAGGTTTACTATTGCGAACCAAGATGAGCCGGTGTCTGGTGTGGTCATGCCTGCCAAATACGAGCCCGTGGCTATCAGTTCACAGCCAGTGCGGTTGCGTAATCCTAATGCGGCATCGCAGTTCGTCTTAGCAGCATGGCACCAATTCCTGCAGAAGAAGTATCAAGATACCCAGTTTGATTCTTACAAAGATGTAGCAGACCAAGTAAAGCCATTGCTACTAGAAGGCTTGCCAGACTTTGGCCCATTGGAGGAGACCAAGCGTAGGAACTATAGCGGCACTATTTTGCGCGGCTCACAAAACATGTGGACGCTTACGCTAGATACGTACCGTCCAAGCAATGGTTTCCGTTTAGTTATTGATGAATCAGCCCCCAAGAAGTTTATTTCCTCTCCAGACATTAAAGATCTGGTTGGGGCTATGGCTAAAAAACGCAACGGACCTTATGAAATGTCCGACAGGAGCTACATCCGCGATCCGGAAAAAGTTGCTGCGTTGGTTAAGTTCTTACACAAAAACTATCCCGCTACTGTAGAAGCTGATTTTGGAACATTGGCTCGTGAACTAATGAAGGTGGAGTTTGACAACAGCGAGGCCAATAAGGGCATGTTGTCTCGTGGAGTTGCTGAGGGTGGTCAAAGCGTTGAAGACGTTCAATCCCAAATTATTCCAATCAACGGTATCACTGTTAAAGTTGTTCAGTCTGCTGACAACCTTCCGGATACAGCTGCTCCTTCCGATGTTGAGGGTGCTTGGTACTCCGGAAACACCGTTTACCTTGTGGCTGATAACTTGCCTAATGCGAAACGTGTACAGGAAGTACTAGCGCATGAAGCAATTGGCCATGCCGCATTGGAAGCAATGCTTGGCAAGGAAATGATGGGTGAGTTAGTAAAGAACGTACAAAACCTAGAGAAAACTTCAAATCTTATTAAGAAGATTTCTGAGCAAGTAGACCGCACACAACCCGGCTTGTCTCCAGAAAACCGGGCCAAAGAGATCGTAGCCGTAATGGCAGAGCGCGGGATTCAGAATGGACTGATAAAGCGTGTTTTTCAGGCAATACGTAACTTCCTTAAAAAACTTGGCTTCACAATTGAGTTTTCTGACAGTGATATCTTAGCTCTGCTGAGGAATGCAGAGAAATTTGTGGCTGGAGAGTTTAGCCCAACAGGGGAATCACTCTATTCTAGGAAAAACATTTATGGAAAACCAGCACCATTGGCTGTATTCCAAGCTCCAGATGAATTGAAGCTAACGGATACGTTTATCCAAAAGTATGTTGACAAGCAAATTGATACCAAGCGTATTGTTGAGGCCATCACAAAAGAAACTGGTCGTATCCAAGACGCTTGGAATCCATACCTTAAAGAAGAGTTGTTCCACGGAAGAACTGCTAAACAGACCATAGACTTTCTGAAGAATGATTTGCGTCCCTTGTTGGAAGACATGGACAAGCGCGGAATAAATCTGGATGATTTCAATGAGTACCTCCACAATCGCCATGCCAAAATTCGTAATGAAGTTATAGCTATACGTGATCCTGGAAAACCTGATGGCGGATCTGGAATATTTAACCAAGAAGCAGATGACTACATGGCAGATCTGGATAAAAATCCAGAACTTAAAAAGAATTTTGAAGCTCTTGCAGCCAAAATTGATAGCATCATTGAGGAAACTCAAAACCTGTTAGTGTCATCCGGCTTGGAAAAGCAAAGCACTATTGATGGTTGGCGTGAATTGTTTCCATTCTACGTTCCTCTTAACCGAGAGGAGGATGAGCTTGATTTCATTAACTCAAGCAGCGGCATGGGCCAAGGATTCAATGTTAGCGGCCCCTTCTCAAAAGCAGCCATAGGCTCGTTCAAGACTGTTAAGGACATTGTTGGAAGCATTGCCCTACAACGTGAGCGTGCAATTGTTAGATCAGAGAAAGCTATCGTTGGACGGGCAGTATATGCCCTGGCTATCCAAAACCCCAATCCAAACTTTTGGATGCCTATCAACCCAGAGGCCATCAAGAACAAGCAGAAGCTTATTGATGAAATGGTAAAGATGGGCATGTCTTTGGCTGATGCTGAAAACATTTTTCAAGAGCCAAAAACTGGTAGCCTGGATAAGAAAACTAACGTAGTTAAGTATGCAGTCAATCCAAATATGCGCAACTCACCTAACGTGCTTCATACACGTATCAATGGTGAAGACCGCTACGTGTTCTTTAACCCGGGAAACCCCAACGCTAAGCGTATGGTGGAATCTTTAAAGAACCTTGATACCCATCAAGTAGATGAAGTATTGAGTGGCATTGCCGAGATAACCCGTTTCATTGCAGCTGCAAGCACTCAATACAACCCAATTTTTGGTGCATTCAACTTTGTGCGTGACGTTCAGAGTGCTGCACTCAACCTGTCCAGCACTCCTATTGCTGATAGTAAAGTTCAGGTTGTTAGTGACTCTGCAAAGGCTGTAAGGGCAATATACCGTCATTTGCGCGGAAAAGGTGCTACTACTCCAGAGATGCAGAACTGGATAGATTTGTTTGAACAGTTTCAAAAAGCTGGTGGTCAAACAGGTTTTCGAGAGCAGTTTAGCCGAGGCAAAGGCAAGGAAACCATTGTTGCTCGTGAGCTTGAACGCTTAAACCGTGGGAACGTCAAGAAAACTGCCTATGCCGTATTTGATTGGCTGTCTGACTATAACGATGCTATGGAGAACGCAGTTCGTCTTTCTGCGTTTAAAGCTGCCTTAGATAAGAATATCTCTGTAGATCAAGCTGCAAGCATAGCCAAGAACATTACTGTTAACTTTAACCGTAGGGGTGCAAGCACTCAAACGATTGGCGCCTTGTATGCTTTCTTTAATGCTAGTGTTCAGGGTACAGCACGGTTAGCTCAAACGCTTTTTGCCAAAGACAAAAATGGCAAGATGATTTTAAGTTCTATTGGTAAAAAGATTGTTGCCGGCGGAATGCTAATTGGAGTTATGCAAGCCGCCATCTTGGCTATGGCTGGTTTTGGTGCAGATGATCCTCCCGAGTGGGTAAAGTCTAAAAACCTTGTTATTCCAATTCCAGGTAGTGAAAGCAAGTACTTAACTGTACCAATGCCATTGGGTTTCAACATCTTCCCCAATGTTGGCCGCATTGCTTCTGAGTACATGTTGGTCCAATCTGGTGCGATGGGTGGCAAGCGTGATATTAAGAAAACCATTACTTACCTTGGATCTTCAATATTTGATTCCGTTAACCCGCTTGGATCCAGCACGTTTGCTCAAACATTGGCACCTACTATTGTTGATCCATTTGTCGGCATTGCTGAAAACAAAGATCCTTTTGGTCGTCCAATTTCAAAAGAGAACAAAGCTCTTGCGCCAACACCTGGCTACCAGCGCAGCCGGGATTCGGCCAATGGATTGAGCCAGGCAATTGCTTATGGCCTTAACTACATAACTGGTGGAGGCGATAAAGGAATTGGTTTAGTTAGTCCAACTGCAGACCAGCTGAGCTATATAGCAGGGCAATATACCGGCGGTGTTGGAAAACTTGGTATTCAAAGTTACGAGTACGCAAAGTCAAAAGTAACGGGGGAGGAGGTACAACCATACCAAGTTCCAGTTGTTGGTAAGCTGTACGGTGATACCAATACACCCGCTGCTATTGCTGGTCACTTCTACGAAAACATCATTGAGATGTCCAAGCATGAGAACATCATCAAGGAAATGAAGGGAAAGGGCGTAACCGAGTATTACAAGGAAAACCCTGAGGCTAGGCTATACCATCGAGCCAACTATGTTTCCAACGAAGTTGCTCGACTTAAGAAAGAAAAAAAGGCGCTGATGGAGAAAAATGCACCAGACGCCCAGATTAAAAGAAAAGATGAACGCATAAAAGAAGTGATGGCAGCGTTCAACAAAGAAGTTACAAAACGCCAATGATCTCCCGCTCAAAGAGTTGACCGATAGTTTGGCGGTGTGCTTCCTCCCACATCTCCAGTCTCTCGGCTCGACTCATATGGGCGCCCTGGTCTAGTTCGGAGTGGCACTTAAAGCACAATGACGCAATCCTATAGTCATTGGCTTTAAGGCTACGTCCTTTCCCATCACGCATTTGGTTGCTGTGAGCAGCCACTACCGTACCGTCTTCTATACCACAGTGCTGGCAGGGCAACTCACGAGCCGCGTCCAGAAGCTTACGATTCCGGTACATCTTTTTTACGCTTCTTGATTGCAGCAATACCGCTCTCCGTCTTGCGCCCAATCAGAAATTGATCAGCCAAATCAAAAGCAGTTTCAATTACATCCCCGCTATTCCTGCCCCCCATAAGAAGTCCGGTCATTGCGAACATTGCAGCCAAGTCACGTAGGTTTTCTTCGTTCTCTGTCATTAGTGAAACTCCCGTTCTTGGTGTTCTCTTCTGGACATTTCCAGTGTGTTTAGAACAGCGTTACAAACCATTCTGTTGTCATCCATCTTGATCTGAACAAGGAGTTCGCACATGACGCAGCAAAGCGCCATGACGGCATCCATAGGATCTTTGCAAGGAGTATTTGCTATAGATGCATAGATGGCATCCTGCATTTTTTGAAATGACTCATCCATCACATCTCCATTGATTCAATAGTTTCTGACAAAAGAGTCTCCAAATACTTGCCGTTGACTGCGATGTTCTCAATCTCTTTGATTTCATTGACGCACTTTACGCAATCACGCAGGGCTTTGTTATACCCAGATTTGTAGGCGTCACCTCCATCTAGGATCATGCATATCGCGTCACGCACCAATGCTGATGCCTTACGTTGGGATGCTAAGACCTTGATCTTTTCGTAATGCTCTATTGGTAGATAGACGCTGTATGGGACTAATTTATTCATTGATTCCTCCAAGCATCAAAGCTTGCTTTAAGCCGATTAAAAAGATCTCTGGCTTCTTCGTTGGTCTTCAGTTCCTTGCGGGACTCTATGCCAAGGTAGTAGCTAAGCCAAGTGGCGCATGGTTTCTCGCCCTTAACTGTAATCAAGTCTTTATGACTTAGCCAATCCCAGAACTCAGGATCTCGGCAGAGTATTCCAGCCATCTTTACGGCATGGTCGCCTGGAAACTCATTCTCTCGGTCCATTGGCCTCTCGTCGTCGCCAAGTCGAACCATGACCACCACATAACGCGAGCCAACAAAGTCACGCATTAAGTCATCTGGCAGATCATCAGGATGGACGGCCATCGTTAAAACGTAGCCGTCCTTGGACTGTTTCAGCCCAGTCTTGATGCCCTCAAACTGAATTGGCTCGCTCAAGCTTCATCTCCAGGTAGTTGATGATTGTGGCAGACTTGAGGATGGCAATGTTCAGGTTTTCAATCTCCAAATCCTGCTGAGCCTCCACCTCTGAAGTCGCTTCATTCATTTTTGTATATATATCCAATGCATTTTCCAAATCCTTAATCCTATTTTTAAGAATTTTGCCTTCAGCCTTCTCGGCCTCCAGTGCCCTGATCAACTCTTCCTCATCTTTGATGGATAGCTGGAGTGCTGAGTTTAGGTTGTTGCAAACCTTCTCCCAGCCTTCAATGGTTTTTGGTTTCTTAGTCATCCCAAGGATCCTTTTGTGTTGCCATTGGTTTTGCATTGGTATCCGCTTTAAGAGAAACCATTCGGTTGCCGTTCTTGTCCTTCTTGAGCCAAGCGCCAAGCTTGATCACAACAACTCCATCCTCGGAGGCATCGATCATGGCCAGGAGATAGTCCCGCTCAAACTTGATATCGCCGTTCATGTCGGGCGCGGTTTCTTTGGTCTTGCGGGTGTTGGTGAGAAGTAGTCCGCTGTTTGGGTAATCCATCATTGATCCTTAAATTTTGCTTTGTTTTCTTTAAACATATCCATGATTTGGTCATAGATCTCGGGTGACTCAGTTTTGGCTTTTTCGTAAAGGCTGCGGTTAACCTTGAACATTTCCTTAACTTGCTCTTCGCTTGTGGCAAAGGTAAGTTTGAGTTTTGTTGCACTAGCCAACAGTGCGCTCCAGTCGGCTGGGTCTTTGGCGTGGACTGTAATAGTCCATTCCGGGCTTGTTTCCACGTAGGGAGGGGGCAGGGTATCACCCTTCACTTGCTTGGGCGGAATGGCCTGGACAATTGGCTCTCGGGGCACAAAGGTAGATGCCTTTGGGGCTTCCTCGGGCTTGGAGGCGTCCAGCACATCGTGCTCAACTATCTCCATAGCAGTCATCCACAGGTAGCGGCGTTGATAGGTCTCAACCGCACCCAAGTTTTGGATGGGGTGTGCTCCCTTCAGTTCCGCCTTAGCCATAGGGCTGGTGATAATGATCTGAGTGCCGTCATCCACATCGGTAAGGGTAAGGATGGCGTACTCAGTCGTGTAGGAGACAACCCCACAGATCCCAACATCAGCCAAGATGGTTTGGATTGCCGGAAGGAAGTCTCCAAGCTCAAAGTAACTGTAACCGGCAAACTTGTTCTGTCCGGTCTTCTGTAACTTGGTTCCCTGCAGCCGTATGCGGGACACCATCAGTTTGTTATGTATCATTTTTTTCCTTAAAGGGTGGGGGTACTCGCTGCACCGCTCGTGGATGAACCCACAATGTTGGCGGCATCCGCTTTCCCCCCGAAACTTACTTACGTTTGCTCCAGCGACCTAGGAAAAAGCCGCTGCAAAGAACAACCACCATTCCTAGACACAATGTGCGTAATCCACGCAGCAACAACCCAGATGGGTAATCCCACAAACAATAAATCCTTCATACTTACTCCTTTTCCAGACGATCACACAGCTGATTTAGCCGCTTTATGGCTAAGGATATTTGCCCCTCCACTTCATCTGGCGGGAGAGTTTCAAACAAAAACTTTCCCTCTGTAACTTTGGTTAAGTTAAAAAGAAAGCTCTCCGCCTCTTGAAGCTCGTTGTAAATCACAATAGCCTCTGACTCTTTAGTTCCTCTTGCCATCAGTTGCTTACGCTCCTCTAGCAATTCAGCAATCATCTTCAGGTGCTCTTTGTGCCTATCCTCCATCGTTTGAACCAGCCGCTGAAAGTCAGCTACCCAGCCCGACATCTTTCGGGTCAAGATATCTCCGTGCCACCAAATGTGGTCAGTAGTAATACCTTCTGTCTTGACATCAACCTCTTTGATGCCACTCTCTTCCATCCATTTCATACTTACTCCTTGGTTTTAAGATACTCTTGATGCTGATTGCACCACTTACTAACAGAGCAGAAACTTTCACAGCGCGTCCGTTCACCTGGGCGCACCTCAATCTCGTACTCCTTCCCGTACTCAGCCAGCTTAGCCCGAGCTTCCTCATCGGTGTTAAAGACGTTTCGCGCCTTAACTCCACCAATCTTTTTAACCGCATAGGTAGTCTGCTTCTCCCACATCTCTGATGGGGTGCAGTGCGGTAGTTCATCTCCAGTCTCCATATCAAACAATGCGTTGGAATGCATCGAGACACGGCCTTCTACAAAGTCTTGCTGCTCTTCGTAAGACCAAAGCCGAATGGGAATAACCTTGACGGGCGCATCGGGGTAGGACGCCTTGACCGCGGCATCCCTGCGACTCCAGTCTCGGATGATGGCTACGATCTCCAAACCGCTTACGTTGGCTTCCTTGACCTTCCTGACAAGCCACGCATAGATGTTTAGCTGGAGCTCCCAGTCAATCTTCTCATTCATAACCGACCATGCGCCAACAGTCTTGTAGTCGTTAACGGTGATAGTTCCATCCTCATTCACGATCTGAAGATCTATAGCACCTGATATAGACCAGCCGTCAACTTCGGTATGCAGCCGCTCTTCTACTAGGTGGTTCTTGTCCCGTCCGTGCTCCAGTACACCGTGGATGGCCGTACCAAAGATAGACCAAACCATATCGCTTACGTCCTGCTCTATCTCTTCGGCGTGCATCTTTCGCAGCTGAACGATACGCGGGGAAGAGATTAGCTCTGTAACAGAGATGTTGGCCTTACCCTTGGAGTAGGTAGGGCGGCGCAGGACGTTAACGAACGTCTGTGGGAGGTTGTGCTTGTTAGTTAGGATCATGCTCTTCCTGTAGAATTGTTGTGTTGGGCAACACATTGTACCCATATCTTATCATGTATTGCAAGCATAGGTGAAAAATAAATTTATGGCCGCAACTCCAACTCAGCTAAGCCTCAAGCACATGAGGGAGAACGGCTTCTACGCAGAAGTAGTGGAGAGGTACAACTCCTTCACCAAGCGGAAGAATGACTTCGCCGGCTTCATAGACATCCTATGCCTAGGTCAGGGCTCTGTGATAGGGGTGCAGACCACCAGCTGGTCCAATACATCAGCCAGGATGAAGAAGATCTTGGAGCACGAGAACCTGGACATCGTGCGTGACGCCGGAATCAAGATAGAAGTACATGGATGGCAAAAGAAAGATAACCGTTGGCAAGTCAAAGTAATTCATGTAGAATGATGGCGTGTCTCTCCTTGGTCTTTACTGGCCTTTACCCCTAGGAAACTGGGGGTTTTTTTACTGTATCAACTGTTACAGTCAACATGGCTGGGGATTGTGGTTCGCCGTTACTAGAACCATCCTTGCAAGGCAGTCCTTAGCCATGTTGGTACAACTAATAACACACCCCGCCTTGGGTGCCGAGGACTAGGTTCGCCCCGTCCCTTGAAGAAATCGGTTATGGCTACCAACTTTTTTTTGTAAAGTTCTTGCGCAACGCAAAAACTCGTGTACACTACGCTCCGTTGTAGTCGTTCACAACAGTTTGAAAGCCGTTACTCATGCATTGGCCTCCATCTCGGAGGGAACGACCCAGTGCAGTAGTAACGGTTTTTTTCGTTTCCGACTCCAACCGTACTCCATACGTTAGTAAGTGGTTGCCTCGCCAGCGTGGAAGAAAAGACAGAACCTCGGTGTGACCCGCACCTCCGAAGTAGCGTAAGCCAAAAGGAATAAACAAGATTGCTAGAAATAGCACAAACCCTAGTACGCTGGGAGATGATCGACAAGCCGGTGAAGACTGGCTTTATCGGGATTCCAGGGGAGGGCGGCATGGCCTGCCGTAGACTGCATAAAAACCAGTCATCCGCATCTTGATAAAGAGTCGTAAATCGTCCCTAGTCCCAACAGCTGTAACAGCCTGGGGGAGGGAGGGTAAACGGGTAAGAGGGCTTAGCAGTGGCTATGTAACAGTTGACGTTGCTAAAATTCATGTGTTATGATTTAGACCAAGGAAGCAAAATGATTAAGTACATCAAGAAACTTATGGCTGGACCAACCGGCCTAGAGACTGCAGCAGCCGAGCTAGAGGAGGCTTACCTAGAGCTTCTATCGGCTCAGACAGCCGTTGACTACTCCCGTAGTGTTGTGGCGTACAACGAAACCCGCATCGCTCGCTTAGAGGCATACATCAAGGAGGCGAAATGAACTGCTGCGACGGCAACTGTAACCAAGGTAAAGACTGCCCTCTTAGGGCTAAAAGAGAATCTGTGTTCTCTTACGTCGTCAAGTTCTTTGCCGTCATCGGCATCTATGCCTTCATCATGTTTTTCTTGGGCTACCTGTGGGCAAGCGTCCCGCTGGTGAAAGAACGTACCTGTACACCTGACCTTATGGATAGGATATTCAAATGAACACACAACCCGAAGCATTAAAGTTGGCTGACGCGCTTGAAAAGCAGAAGGACTGCCATCTGCAATTGATCAAATCCGCCGCCGAACTTCGCCGCCTGCATGCACTGGAGGCTGATGCTCTGCGCTATCGCTTTATCCGTGATGTGCCTTACAGCGACTACATACACAACGTGATGACGCATCAAAAAAATCACGTTATGAATGCAGCTATCGACGCAGCCATTGCCAAAGCAGAAGGAGAGAAAGCGTGACTTGGCCCTTCCCACCATTTCCCATGCCCCCGCAGGCGCCGGTCAAGGACACCAAGCCCGCGCCAATTAACCCCGATGACTTTGAGGACGCACTGATATGAAAGTAAAAGAACTGATTGAGAAGCTGCAAGAGTTTGACCCCGAGCTTATGGTGGTACGCCCCGGATACGAGGGTGGCGAGACCGAGATTAATTACGCAAACATTATGTTGCTCGCGCTTAACGTCAACGAGGAGTGGTACTACGGCGAGCATGACGAAGTGGAAGATACCACCACATGGCCCAAACACGAGCACGCGCAAGCGGTGGGGTTGTCATGAAGATCACAATCGAATTTAATCTCCCCGAAGACGGGGACAAATACCGAAGCACAATCAACTCGGGCGCTGCTTGGGATGCCTTGCAGCAAGTCCACTACGAACTTAAGCAGCATCTGAAACACGGTGCTGCATTGAATTTGGAACAGCTACTCGCCTTTGTATCGGAAACTATATCAACATCAGACCAAGGACTAGAACTATGAAACTCTATAACGTGCCAAGAAATAGCAAGATCATGCTAAGTGATGGTGTGGTTCTCTTATTCCACCATATTGATGGGATGTACAGCGTGTGTACAGATGAGAACGGCGACATATACCACATCAGCGCCAGCGAAGAAGTAACTGTGATGACTAAAGACGAAGCATTGAAGCTGGCGCTTGAGGCGCTGGAAACTTGCGGCGACGATGAGTGGCATACAGATGATGACTTTGGAATGATGCAAACGTATGATGCCGACAAAGTAAATCAAGCCATCACCGCAATCAAAGAAGCATTGGCGCAGCCAGCGCAGGAGCCTGTGGCGTGGGGTGTATTTGAGGGAAACTTGCACGACCTGTTCTTTACGCAAGCGGAAGCACAGGAGATGGCGGCGCTAAAAGGTAGCCATGCAAAAGTTCGGCCCCTCTACACCGCCCCACCACAGCGCGAATGGGTAGGGCTGACGGATGAGGAGATTAAAACTATTTTGTCACAAATTTATTGCGATATAAATCAAATGAAATTAACGCTTGGCGATGGACCACAAAAAGAAACAGTAGGATTTCTTTTTGCCAAAGGTATTGAGCAAGCCTTGAAGGGGAAGAACACATGACACCAGACGACAAGGTTGTCCTATTGGAAAACAAACTGCTGATGATGAGGGAATGGATAGTGGAGCTTGAAACTCTGCGCGAGGCCAACACCAAAGAACTTCTCATTCTGTCCGAGCTACACCACAAGCTACTGGGGGAGATGAAGGCGATCAAGAAAATACGCGCCCAAAAGAAGGGGAACACATGACACGCAATGAATTGTTGGAACTTGCAAATACGTTCTATACAGGCGGTTTTACCGAAAGAGAAATTGCGTTCGCACGAGTTATCGCAGCAGCCGAGCGTGAGGCAATAGCCCAAATGTTTGAAGACGCGCCACCATTAGTACAGTTTGCACAGAACGACCGAGGCGGCTGCATGGTGTGTGGATTTACACCAAAACTGGCAATTGATGCAATCCGAGCAAGGGAGAACACATGAACAACGAAACGCAACGCATCATGGAAGCACTGATGCTGATCTACGGCAGAGATTTGCAAGCAGCGACGATCACGGTGTTGCTCAAAGACGGAGACACTGCGGTGCGCTTTTTAACGTATACCTTGCCACAAATGGAGACAGAGAAATGACTGACCAACGCTACTTCGCGGACGGCAGGGAGTTTCTTTACCCCCATGCTGGTGACCCGTCGCCGCCAAAAGATACCAAGCTGCTGATACTCACCCGTGGCGGGGTGTGCATTGTCGGCTTCTGGGGTAACGAGTGGTGCCTTGGCTGGCTGCCATTGCCAAAGCGTAACAAGGAGAAAGAAGACCGTGAAAAAGTCCAATCAAATACGGATACGTGAACTGCTACGCGAGGTTGAGGATGGGCTTACGGCGACCGAGATAGCGGTACGTATTGACTCAGACCACCGCGCAATCATTGCGTCATTGAAGTGCATGCCCGATGCCTACATCGACAGATGGACGGCAGCGTCCTACCAAAAGAAACACAGCGCCGTATGGTGCGTCGTTGTGCCCCCCGAGCACTGCCCTAAACCCAACCTAAAGGAACCAAAATGATATTCTTCACCGATGCTCAACGCCAACACCTGCGCGACCTAAGCGACGTGCGCGAGGGCAACATTTACCAGACCGTGAACCCCCGCCTCGAGGCCTACCTCATCGCGCTGCGCGACCAGTATCCCGAGAATTTTCACGACAGCAACAGTCTTAAAACCCGTGTATTCTTTGATGCCCCTACTTTCCTCTCCGCGCCCTATGCGCGTTCAGTGCGCCCACGTCAAAATTCACCTTACTTGAAAGCCAGTAAATGAAAGACCTTCCAAATTTCCCTGCCTGGAGTAATCAAAACTTAGCAAATTTTGCAACTGAATCCTATATTCGCATGAAAGAACAGCAAGAAACTATTGAGCAACTTAAGCAAGATTTCAAAGATGCAATGGTAGAGTTGCGAAAAATGACCATCAAAAACTTGTCATAAAAACTGAAATTTTGATGCTGTAAGATGCTTTTGCAGCACGTTGCTGCGTTCAATTTGGAGAATATTATGATGTTTACTGTTACAGTTGATTTTGCCGAAAACGGCTACTTTGAGTTTGCAACCGAGTCAATTTTCCAATTGGCGGAGATGGCCCGAATGTTGGGAAGCCTTGAAGTTGTCGATGAGGATGAGGACTTTGCCGACGACGAGTTCGAGATCCCCGAAGACATCGCCCACTACTTTGACGATGGCGAAGAGTACGTCTACGATGAGGACGCCGATTGCTACTGCTGGTACGACGAAACTCACGAAGCCTGGTACTGGCTGAACGTTGAAACAGGCGAGTGGTTGCTTGTGGAAGATGTGGAAGGTTTTGAAGTCGAAGCCGAAGACGAATGATCTTGTAAAGACAAAGTACTGATATTTATGTCAATTTATCGGTACTTTGTTCTTTAGAAAGCAAATACGTCAATAACTTCACCTCTAAATTCTATTTTGCCCTCATCCCATTTATGCACAAGTTCAGGCCACAACAGCTTTCCATCCTTGATTGTCAAAACAGCAAAGCCCGACCTATGGTTCTGCGGGTTCTCTTCGGCATAGTCAAATTGGGGTCCGCTGGGCTCAGCCAATGTGCCGGTGTCTACCCCATACCTATTCCCAGAATAATCCGCATAGGGCGTTACCTTAAGCGCGTGAAGATGCCCAGTTACGATGGATTTACCAGCAGAAACCGTGTTGTTGTGAGTAGCGTGGACGCCGCCTTTGTATCGGTGCTTCACAATTATGTTGTCGGTGGCCCAAACTGACATGCAAAATTCCCAATCTGGAAAATGGTCAGATAGTTTGAAGCCTGGTGTATGTACATATTGTGGTGCATTTGCCGCTAAGCGCATTTCAAACCGCGCATCATGGTTGCCCATTGTGTACACAAGCCGAACGTTGTGTCGCGCTGCCTTGGACTTCTCAACGATCTCGCCAAGCATTTCCTTGCAAGCCTTGAGTTCGTCAATCACACTCGGTGTTCTAGTCCAGCCCAGAGGTGGATGGCGAGAGATAGATGCACCGTCAAAAGCATCCCCATTGCAAATAACTGCTTTCGGTTGTAATTTTTCAATCGCCCACAATAAACCTTGAAAAGCAGTAGTCCGTATCCCAGGCCAGAAATGAGCGTCAGAAAAAACAATAACCGTTCCATTTTCAATCCCAAGTTCAGTCTTTGGTCTAACGGGGGAGTAAGTGTACCGTGGCTGGTCAACAGACTGTACCGGCCTGTTGGTTTCCAGCTTCACGTTTTGCGAGACTTGAATGGAATTCCGCTTTGCGTAAACAGTTCTCTCGGAGATGCCGGTAATTTTTGCAATCTTCGTTGGGGACTGGTGCGTATTCCACAACTCAATAAATTCCTGATCAGAAATGGCAGATTTCATGGTAGTCCTTTAGAGCAAACTTTTTAACCTTATCACATTTGCGTTACCTCATTACTAATTTTTAACTGGAGAGAAAATGACTGAGAAAATTTTGCTAGAAAAAATCCGCCTTGATGGTGGAACACAACCCCGAAAAGAATTGGACGTAAACCTTGTCCAGCACTACACGGAGAAGCTTCTGGAAGGAAAGCAATTCCCAGAAATAGATTTGTATTTTGATGGAAAGTCTTATTGGCTATCCGATGGCTTTCATCGCTTCCACGCCCACAAACGGGCTGGCTTCAAAGACATTGCCTCCAACGTAAAACAGGGAACCAAGCGGGATGCTTTTGTTGCATCACTCAAGGCAAACTCTACGCATGGCAAGCCAAGAACCTCGGAAGAAGGGCGCCACGTTGTTCAATTAGCCCTGGAAGATATCGAGATGGGAGAGTTCTCGGACGGCCAAATTGCAGTCGTATGTGATGTGAGCAAAATGACTGTAGGCAGGGTGCGCAAAGCCCTTGGACTGGAAAAGACCCATACCATTGGTAAAGATGGAAAGCGCCGCGATACAACCAACATTGGGCGCAAGGCAAAGCCGGCAGATCCGGTCTATGAAGAACCGACAGAAGATGATAAATTAAATGAGCTTGCAACAGAGTTTGGTGTGATCTCAGAAGAGAATACACGGCTCAAAGATATGCTGGCAGTTCGCTCGCTTCCGGCAACAGAAGAGGCCCAAGCCGAAGTGCAGGAAACAATTGAGATGTTGCGAGAGCAAGTTAAGGATCTTGAATCACGGTTGCACTCCATGACCCAAAGCAGGGATGAGTTCATGTCTAAGAACGCAGAGATGCTAAAGCAAATCAACTACTGGAAAAAAAGAGCAGAGAAGTAAAACCGAAGCTGGGCGGTTTCCCAGCAGGAGAGACACATGATAAATTTAAGACCGCATCAAGCGGATGTTGTGGATAAGCTCGACAGGGGCTTTGCAGAACACCGCTGCCAACTCTTGTATGCCCCTACAGGTTTTGGAAAGACTGAAGTAGCCATGCATATGATGATGCAAGAGGCCAAAAAGGGGACTAAGGTTGCAATGGTTCTAGACAGGATCGTATTGGTCAATCAAACCAGCACGCGACTTGCCAAGTACGGTATTGCTCACGGCGTCATGCAGGCGGGACATTGGAGGCATCGCCCTTATGAAAGCATACAGGTCTGCAGCGCACAGACCCTGGAGCGCCGGGCTGACTTCCCGGAGGTTGGCCTTCTGATAATTGACGAGTGCCATGTCCAGCGCACGCAAGTCATCCAGTTCATCAAGGACAACCCCGATATCAGGGTTATTGGCCTGACTGCTACACCCTTCACGGCTGGGCTGGGTGACACCTACACTCATGTGGTGGGGGCTAAGCCAACGGGTGAGCTTATCGAGGATAAATGGTTAGTTCCGCTCAAGATTTTCATTGCCAAAGAGATTGACATGACTGGAGCCAGTAAGGTTGCAGGAGAGTGGTCGCAAGATGAGGTCAGCACCCGAGGGATGAAGATTACCGGCGATATAGTTGATGAGTGGATCAACAAGACAAACCAGCTATTCGGTGGACCAAGAAAAACTGTTGTTTTTGCCTCGGGCGTTGAGCATGGTCGTGACCTTTCGCGCCAGTTTGCAGAGCGGGGATACAACTTTGTTTCCATCAGCTACAAGGAAGATGATGACTTCAAGCGGGAAACGATTGAAGACTTTAGCCGTCCAGACACCGATATAACGGGGCTGATTGCCACGGACATCCTCACGCGAGGGTTTGACGTTCCAGACGTAATGATTGGCGTGTCGGCCAGGCCTTTTTCTAAATCATTCTCCAGCCATGTCCAGCAGATGGGGCGAATCATGCGCCCTTGCGAGGGTAAGACGCACGGCATTTGGCTGGATCACTCGGGCAACTATCTCAGGTTTAGAAAAGACTGGGATGATTTGTTTACCGAGGGCGTTACATCATTACCCGAAGGCGCGGAGACTGCCAAGAAAGAGCCAACAGAGAAAGAGAAGAAAGAAGCCAAGTGTGGCGGCTGCGGGGCGCTGTGGGTTTGGCCTGACAGAATTTGCGGGGAATGCGGCTGGGTGCGTCCCTCAAAAGAAGTGTTGAACGTGCCAGGAAAGATGATCGAGCTTGAGATGGGCAAAAGCACCACAGGCGAGAATCAAAGCTTCTACTCTGAGCTTTTGTACTACAGTCGTATGCGCGGATACAAAGATGGCTGGGCGGCGCACAAGTACAAGGAAAAGTATGGGGCCTTCCCAAGGGGTCTTGGCACAGAGATAAAGTCGCCGAGCTATAAAACGCTCAACTGGATTAAAAGTAAAAACATCGCATACGCAAAGGCTAGGGCATGAGATTCGAAGAGTTCGCACAACAAAATGGCCTTCTGATAGACCATGTAGTCGAGGGAAGGTGGATGAGAGTTCCAACCGTAGATCACCCAAAAAAGAAGAACGGCGCGTACATTTTTGATGGGAGAAGTGGCCTCATACAAAACCATGCAGTCCATGAAAGCCCGATAAGGTATATGTCCGACGAACCCTACATCCATGACCCTCATGCGGCTGCAAAGCGCGAGAAACGTATGGCAGACCAAGTGCGAAAGCAGGATGAGGCAGCCAAAAAGGCGGCATTTATCTTTAACAATGTTACAGTCGAGCCCCACCCCTACCTCATTCGCAAGGGGTTTCCAGAGCCCAGTAAGGTTTGGAATGGCCTCCTAACTGTACCAATGCGGATAGATGGGCGCCTAGTTGGCCTTCAGCTAATACAAGAGGATGGGACAAAGCGGTTTTTGAGTGGGCAGCGGACCAAGGGCGCTAGTCTGACCATAGATAACCACGGTCCGAATGTGCTTGTGGAGGGTCTAGCGACAGGCTTATCGGTGCGTCGAGCGCTGAAACACCTTCGGCAGCGGTACAAAATCCACGTTTGCTTTTCGGCTGGGAATATGTTGGAGATAGCTAAGACAGTCCAAGACCCGATAGTGATTGCCGACAACGACGCTATGGGCACAGGAACAGCCAAAAAAATAGCCTCACGCTACTGGCTAGGTGAGGCTGGGGAAGATTTCAACGACTATGAGCAGAGGGTCGGCGTCCAGACGGCTGCCGAATCCCTCCGCCCGTTCTTTTAGGATTCTCCCGAACCCCTGCAGGTGCGGCAGGTTGTGCCTTCTCGCATTCCTTCGCCGCTGCCGTTACAGGCTGGGCAAATACCTTCATCTTCGGTCTCCTCGCTTTCCGGCAGGAATGCCAGTAGGTTTTCTCGGGGCACATCGGACAGCATCAAAATGAGGGCGTCATATTCACCCAACACAATGTCCCGCTTGATCGCTTTGATCACGGCGTTGATCAATTCCACGTTGGTCATGCGGCTCACCATGATGATTGATAGGTGAATGACCACTCGTAACCCAAGTCCAGCTTGAGTAGCTCCTTGAGTTCCTCATGGGTTCGTTTGACATTCTCCCAATACCATTCGTCGTAATCTGTGCTGCCAAAGAAAAACCCGCTGCTTGATGGGAGTAGCTCTTCTGCCTTGCTGGGGTCTGCGATAACCTCCCCGCACACGTTCATCAGGTCAGCCAAAACCTCCTTGTCAACGTAGTATTCCCCACAGTCGTCTTTGCCATCTTGTACGCGATCAACAAACCAATTGTGGATTTGGTTGGCCTTGCGCCAGTACATTCCCTCGTATGTTACGCCCTTCAAGCGCATAGACCCAGCCTCCACCCCATCCACATTCACCGGCTCATCGCTGCCAATGTATTTCTTGGCGTTCAGGTACATATCTAATCCCATGTCTATCTCCTTGTTACAGTTAGGGCAATGTCGCCCCACAAACCCAGCACGCTGGGCTTGTAGAGTTCACTTCGTCTATTCCTCCAATTTAACAATGCGATAGTTGCCAATGTCGCGGCTTTGCGTGTTTCGCAACAGGTCGTCTAGCGCGTCTTGCGCCTCTTCTCGGTTTTCAAAAGTCAAAATCCTGCCGTTTTCCGTCCAGGTGTTAATCCACTCTCCGCCCCAATGCAGGGTTTCAACCTCGTACATGATCTTGCTCCTTAAGTTTGTCAAACGGCGCCAGCATCTCGTCAAACTGTGCCAGCACGCTCTCACGAGTTCCCTTCAGGCCGAACTCCTTCTTGATGATTGCGAAGAAACTGCGTCCGCTGCGGCGTAGTCCCTTCACTTCCAACCGTAGGCCGGCGCGTAAGGTCAGCATCCTGAATTGCAGGATTTGGTTTGGGTCTGTCATTACCATTGGTCGTCCTCAATCGGTTCGTCAACATCGTTTTGGTCGTAGCCAGACAGGATTTCTGGGCGGTAAGTCGCTAGGACAGCCTCACAGCACTTGTCGCACACTCGGGCAAGGGGAATGCCTTGTCCGTCATGCTCCCACCAGCTATCGGCTCGGGTATGGTCGCAGTAGTTCATCGCTCTTCTCCTTGGATCAAAATAATATCGTCATCTATGTCTGCGGCTTGGATCTCCGGCCCACCAGCAAAGCGCAGATACGAGGTGTTTACGGTGTAGTCGTAGTCAACTGCGAAAGCTAGGGCGTCTTCCGCGCTATCGGCCTCTACCAGCACTTCGACCACGAAATATTTTCGGACTGAATAGGTGTTCATTTGATCCTCACTATTGGTATCACGCGGCTTGCGCGTTGGTTAACTAAATTGGTCTTTGCACCGTGAGCGCGGAAGCCCACAATGCTCTTACGATCTACCTTTTGGCATAGCTGGCAGACAGCACAGTTTGTGTCACTAGTCTGCGCAGGACACACCACAATATGCCGTCCAGCAGGGGTGTAAGAATGCACAGGCGTATCCACAGGCACGATGCACACCACAGGCCCCGCGCCTAGGTCAGCCAAGTAATCGGCATCCTCAGCGTCATTGGCGGACAGGTTGACGGTGTATCCCCATGCGTTCGCGTGACGTATCCACTTGATTGCCTGAGCGCCGCGCTTGTGGGAGTAAGTAAACCCGCGCCGGCCAAAATTAGCCCGCACAATCATTCCTAGCTGGGCAGCGTCCACCCGCTCACCTTTGCCGACTAGGTCACCCACCACCTCACCCCGCCACAGTTGCCCCTCGGGCAGGGCAGCAATCCTGGCGGCCAGCGCGACAGTTGTAATGCCATCGCGGTCGGCGCGGTTCCATGCTAGTGATGTATGGAAATCATCCCCATAGCATCCCTTGCGGTACAGGGGACAGGATGGAGGGCACGAAGCCCGCTCGCGGTAGGTCACTGGTATTGCCCCCACCTTCCGGTTGCCGCTCCTCTCTACGAACAGAGTTTTCATGGCTGGAACCTTGGCAAAGCACGAATGAATGAGTCATGGTTGGAGTTGACCTCGCGGATCTTGTACTCCTCGCCTGCGGCCTTCTTAGCATCGTCCCAAAGCGTGTAGTCGCAGTCTTCCTCAAGGTACGCATTTCCCCCCTTGCGGTAAGAGTAGCTGGACACTTTGTCGGCAATGCCGAGTCGGTACAACTCAGGGATGGGTACTTCAATCCAGCCATGTCCGGGGTCAGCATGGAATGTGTACTCAGACATAGTCCTGCTCCAAGTAAGTGGTCAACAGGTAGCCGGTCATCACGCCAGCCCAAATCAGCGCGAAACTGGACACGCGCCCATCGGTGAATGCACCGATACAGAAGAACACCGCACACAGGGCGCCGATACCAGCGTCCGCAATTGATTGACTACTCATTACTATCTCCTTGTTACAGTTGTGGCCAATATTGACCCGTTAACCCAGCACGCTGGGCTAACAGATTGCATTAGCGCGCCTCGATGCTGAAAGTGTTGTTGCCGAAGAAACTCGTCACCTTCTCATGCACCATGTCGTCAAGGTCAAAAATTTCTTCCACCTTGTCCGACAGTTTGTCATCCGCCCAGCTATCAATGGCAGCGTCAAACTTGTCCGCAAAGACGTTATCCATGCGTTCGTCCAGCGCTTCCTCCACCGCAGCATTCACCCGCTCGTCCACCAAGCTCAGCAGCGCGGTAACAGGGTCAGGCCGTGCAGCCAGTTGTGATCGCAGCGCTTGCACTTCGGCAGCGTGCTTGTCTTGGATAGCAGCCAGTTCAAGGGTGTGCTGCTGGATCGCGGTGTTCAGCACAACATGGACAGCGGTGCGCATGGCAATAGAGTCCGCGCTACTGACAGCGTTGCCGTACAGGTCATTGGCCTGATTTAAAGCTTCCGTTAAGTTTGCGCGTGTGGCGAAGAGGTTTTGTTTGTAATCGACTAGCATGATTGATCCTTTGGTTGAGTAAGACCCCCGAAGGGGTTTCGCCGATTCACGGCTCATCAGTTACCCTGCAATGTCGCGGTAGTACTGCGCGTCCGCTTGACGTTCGCGGTAGACCTCAGCCACGTCCTTCAGCAGTTGCCAAGCTTCGCTTTTTGTGTAGGGCTTTCCACCCGACGAATGTGTAAAAAGACGCTCATAGTCCTGCTGCGTCCAGCACTCCACCATTGTGTCTGCACCGTTGTTATAGTTGTCATAGCACCATTGCTTCATTGCTTCCACTTCCGCTTTGATCTGCTCTGCGTTCATTTAGTAAGCTCCCTCTATTCCGTACTTCTCGACAATGTCGCCCCAGCAGGCAATGCGGTATGCGCCGTTCCAGCGCACCAGCGTAGGCACATAGGTATCCCCAGCGTTGAGGTACAGGCAGATGCCGCGCTTTGTCTCGATAGCCTCGACACCGTGGTAGTCACCGAGCGCATTCAGGCATTCCATACGGATATCCTGAGTTGTTGGGGGGTGATAGCACTCGGCATAACGACGCACACCGACAGGCGTAGCCAGCAGTTCGTCGCGGGTCATTGTCAGCAGTTGCTTGGCACGTTTAGCGTTTTCACCGAACAGGGTAGTCAGGGCTTCTACGGAAGGGGATCGCATCATTCACTCCTCTATGTCATACATGGCGGTATTGCCACCCATGTATTGCATCATACTTTTTAGGGCTGCGCAAGATATTTTGAAAATATTTTTCGCGTGGAGTTGACCAGGCACTATTGGGTGAGTCGTGATATAGTCGGCGCGTTCTCAATTCATACCGGTCAGTCACAACATGGACGGGCAGTAACAACATGGCCAAACAGACAACACAGAAACTCACAAGGGCGCAGATCAAAGCAGGGCTAGACACTATCCCAGTAGAGCAGCTACTAAGTAGCGGTACAGGCAAGACACCAGCACTAACAACAAAACAAAGAGAGTTCGCAAGGGGCGTGGCTCTAGGTAAGACCAAGGCACAGGCATACAGAGACAGCTACAAAGCAGACGCAACACCAGCAACAATGGTCACAGAACCGTATGCGGTGGCAAGGAACCCTTTGGTGTCCCGCGAGATAGAAGCCTACAAGCTGGCAATTGAGGCGGAGAAACACCGAACCCCTCAACAGCTAAAGGCCTTGCTGGTTCAACAGCTAGTGGCTCACAGTCTTGATGATGATTTCCCCCCAGCTAGCAGGGTTCAATGCTTGAAGCTACTCGGATCACTCTTTGAGGTGGGCGCATTCGTAGAGCGCAAAGAGATCACCACGGTCAACAGGTCTGATGACATACGCACTAGGCTCATGGACAGGTTGAGGACTGTAACAGTTGATACAGTACAGGCAGACGATGCGCTGGATTTGCTGGTAGAGATTCAGGGCTCACGCCAGCCAGCAGACCCCACCGCACCCGTACCCCCGCATTCGGGCCCGTCGGGCCAGCCCCTGCCCCAACATACTATTCCACACATTCAATCTCTAGAAAAATCCGATGAAGAATCCGATCAGGTCATAGACTTCGATTCCTAGAACACCCCCCCTTGTGTTTCTATACAAAAAAGGGGTGGGGGGTATATTTTTTTAAAACCGTATCACTATTACAGATGAAACATCCTAAGTTAGTACATGAAGTAAAGAACAAGAGCTACTATATGACTGAGAAGCAAAGAACTGTATTCCTTGTTATAGATGAATTCTGGAAGGAGTTTGGGTATGGTCCTTCTATAGATGACATCATGTATCAGACTGGGGATAAGGGGCGCGGGAATGTTCATAGGATTGTTAAGAAGCTTTGTGAGCTTGGGATATGTAAGAGGATGAGCCGTAGTGCTAGGAGCGTGCGGCCAAGTTATTTGTCTATGAGGAACATATGAAAACAATCATCCATGTAAATCAGCATGTTGTTAAGGCCAATAGGAAGAATGGGACTAATGATCCCGTGCTTACTGTTAAGACCTACAAGGAGAATAAGTACGGGCATGAGGTAACCATCCACGGCGATAGTAAGGTTGTTTACTCACCTGATAAGCCTTTGTCTTGCGGGGCGCATGTTTGGATAGAGACTCAGGGCGAAGTTACAGTTGTAAATGACAATGACTACTTGTTGGCTCTTGGGCCTTGTGGAAAATGAACGTAGACGCGCTTAGTAAGGCTATAGCCCTTCTTCCTGTAAACGAGCAGGAGGCGTTCTTTGATGAGCTGGATGAGTACCGGGCAAGTCTTCTTCGGGAAGAGGCTCAGGCGGACTTTCTTAAGTTTGTCCACTCTATGTGGCCTGGGTTTATAAATGGCCGCCACCATAAGGTGATGGCAAGGAAGTTTGAAGAGATAGCCTCTGGGAAAATTAAGCGCCTGATCATTAACATGCCACCCCGGCACACCAAGTCTGAGTTTGCGTCCTACCTATTGCCGGCTTGGTTCCTGGGGAAGTACCCCAACAAAAAAATCATTCAGACTTCAAACACGGCTGAACTTGCGGTTGGCTTCGGACGTAAGGTTAGGAACTTAGTGGGGAGCGAGCAGTACTCCAAGATCTTCCCAAATGTGAATCTTCGCCAGGATAGTAAAGCGGCCGGCCGTTGGTCTACCAATAAAGACGGAGAGTACTTCGCTATCGGCGTCGGCGGAACAGTAACAGGTAAGGGTGCTGATCTACTTATTATTGACGACCCGCACTCGGAGCAGGAAGCCGCCCTAGCATCCGGAGATCCATCCGTGTTTGACAAAGTGTACGAGTGGTACACATCCGGTCCGCGTCAGCGTCTACAGCCAGGTGGATCAATAGTTGTGGTTATGTGTATGACCGGAGATACATTGGTTCTGATGGCTAATGGAGAAAGCATCCAACTAAAAAACATTCGGGCTGGGGATGTTGTTGCTACGTTTGAAAAAGGAAAACTAAGTACAAGCAGGATTAACAACTGGCGGTCAAGTGGCGTTGATTCCATATACAAGATAAAAACACAATCTGGTAAAATTCTTCGTGCAAACGAGAGGCACCCGTTTCTCGTTATGAATGATGGAGTATTGGAATGGACAAGACTGAACCAGCTACGATTGGGAGATTTACTTGTATCGTTGAAGGATGCAACAGGCCTTCAAGGGCAAAAACAAAACCTAGCAAATGCGGACCATGCCAATCCAGCGACAATTACCATCGACGAAATCCTGAAGCGCCACGCAAGCCAATTGGCAGTCACGGAAAGTGGATTGGAAAGCATTGCGAATGCGGACAACCAGTTCACTGCAAGGGATTGTGCGCGTCTTGCTATCGAAAAGGCTACACCCCACCTCCAACTACCGCCGATCAGAGAAGGGGAAGACGGATCAAGCACCGGTATGGAATTACGGCCTCAGACTATGCTCGGATGGTTGAAGAGCGCGACAACAAGTGTGATGTCTGTGGCGAACCGCCTTCTTCCAAAAACACAAGGGCGCATTGGAACGGAAAGCTTTGCATTGACCACGATCACAACACAGGAAAAGTTAGAGGACTACTTTGCAACGACTGCAACCTTACAGTTGGCTACGGAAAAAAGCCGAGCATTCTTGAAAGAGCTGCATCTTATCTCCGACTTCACGGTTGATCCGATAGTTAGCATTACCCCAGATGGCAGAGAAGAAGTATTTGACGTTGAGGTTGATCGGACAGAAAACTTCATTGCCAACGGCGTAGTTAGCCATAACACCCGCTGGGCAAAGAGAGATTTGACCGGAAGGATCATCCAATCGTCCATAGAGAAGGATGGAAACGATGACTGGGAGGTGATCGACTTCCCCGCCATTCTTCCTAGCGACAGACCTTTATGGCCTGAATTCTGGAAGTTGGAAGAACTGGAAGCCCTACGCTCAGAACTGCCAGTCGCAAAATGGAATGCCCAGTATCAACAAAGCCCAACATCGGAAGAGGGCGCTATTGTTAAAAGGGAGTGGTGGAAGGAATGGAAGAAGGAAGATCCGCCTAGGTGTGAGTTTGTTATACAGAGCTGGGATACCGCATTCTTAAAATCAGAGCGCGCTGACTACTCGGCTTGCACCACCTGGGGTGTTTTCTACATGAACGAAAACTCCGAGGACGCACACATTATTCTTTTGGATGCGTTTAAGAAGCGTATGGAGTTTCCAGAGCTTAAGGAAAAAGCATTCAACCACTATAAAGAATGGGAACCGGATGCGTTTATAGTTGAGGCCAAGGCTTCTGGAGCACCTTTGATATTTGAGCTAAGAGCAATGGGCATACCTGTTCAGGAATTTACTCCAAGTAGGGGTAATGATAAGATGGTAAGGATTAATTCTGTATCCGATCTTTTTGCCAGCGGTAAAGTTTGGGCTCCATCTACACGTTGGGCCGATGAATTGATAGAGGAGATGGCAGCATTTCCTAATTCAGACCATGACGACTTGGTTGACTCAGCTACCCAGGCACTAATCAGATTCAGAAAAGGTGGATTCATTAGGCTTCAAACAGACGAGCAGGATGAGATCCAATCATTCCGCCGCAAGACATCTTATTACTAAGGAAAAATATGTCGATTGACAAATCACTTTCTTCAGCGCCCCAGGGTCTGGAATCACTCGCTCAACCAGACGAGGGTATTGAAATTGAAATAGTAGACCCTGAGGAAGTCACCATCCACATGGGTGATGTTGAAATTAAAATTGGAAGTGTTGAAGATGATTTTGATGCCAACCTTGCAGAAGAACTAGACTCAGATGTTATTAGCTCACTAGTAAGCGATCTAATTTCTGATTTTGAAGATGATGTTAACTCCCGCAAAGAGTGGATGCAGACCTATGTAGATGGACTAGAGCTATTGGGAATGCAGATTGAAGAGCGTGCGGATCCCTGGATTGGTGCGTGCGGTGTATACCATCCACTCTTGTCTGAGGCCGTAGTTAAATTCCAAGCCGAGATAATGATGAGCACCTTCCCGGCATCTGGCCCGGTGAAAACTCAGATTATTGGCAAAGAAACCCCGGAAAAGAAGCACGCATCCAACCGCGTTGCTGCCGATATGAATTACCGGCTGACAGATGAGATGACAGAATTCAGGCCAGAGCACGAACGCATGCTTTGGGGCCTGGGATTGGCTGGAAATGCTTTTAAAAAGGTCTACTTTGACCCAAGCCTTGACCGCCAGACATCCATTTTTGTACCAGCCGAGGACTTGGTTGTCCCCTATGGCGCTTCTGACTTGCAAACTGCTGACCGCATCACTCACGTTATGCGTAAAACAGAGAACGACATCAGAAAACTACAGGTTGCTGGCTTTTATTGCGACATCGATCTGGGTGAACCCAACAATAACTTAGATGATGTTGAGAAAAAGATTGCCGAGAAGATGGGATTCCGCGCAACTACGGACGACCGCTACAAAATCCTTGAAATAAATGTAAATTTAGACTTAGAGGGGTTTGAAGATGAAGACAAATATGGAGAAAAGACTGGAATTGCTCTTCCATACATTGTTACAGTGGAAAAAGGCAGCCAAAAATGCCTGGCAATCCGCCGCAACTGGAATAAAGACGACAAGCTCAAGAGCAAACGACAGCATTTCGTCCACTATGGCTACGTACCCGGCTTTGGTTTCTACTGTTTTGGTCTTATTCACCTAGTAGGAGCATTTGCCAAGTCCGGAACTTCTATCCTGCGACAGTTGGTAGATGCGGGAACACTCGCTAACCTACCTGGTGGATTTAAAACCCGTGGCTTGCGTGTAAAGGGAGACGATACACCCATCGGACCAGCAGAGTGGCGCGATGTTGACGTACCCAGCGGAACAATTGCCGACAACATTATGGCTCTCCCATACAAGGAGCCAAGCCAAGTTCTGGCAATTCTGCTAGATAAGATCGTTGATGAAGGACGTAAGTTTGCATCCGCTGCGGATATCCAGGTTGCAGACATGTCGGCCAATTCCCCAGTTGGAACTACCCTGGCTATCTTGGAGCGCACGCTTAAAGTAATGACAGCCGTCCAGGCGCGTATCCATTACTCGTTTAAGCAAGAACTGAAACTCCTGCGAGACATCATTCGGGACTATACGCCTCCAGAGTACAACTATGAGCCAGATGAGGGATCTCCCAAAGCCAAGCAATCGGACTATGACCTTGTTACAGTTATCCCTGTATCGGATCCAAACGCCGCAACAATGGCGCAGAAGATTGTTCAGTATCAAGCCGTCATTCAACTAGCACAGCAGGCTCCACAAATTTATGACCTGCCTCACCTACACCGGCAAATGTTGGACGTGCTTGGGATTAAGAATGCCGAGAAACTAGTTCCACTGAATGATGACGAAGTTCCATTTGACCCTGTAAGCGAGAACATGAATGCGCTAAACGGAAAGCCGCTTAAAGCATTTATCTCTCAGGACCACAAGTCACACATGGCGGTTCACCAAATGTTTATGCAAGATCCAATGATCATGCAAACTATTGGTCAAAACCCCAAAGCCAATTTAATCATGTCCTCTTTGCAGGCTCATATTACAGAGCACCTTGCGTTTGAGTACCGCAAAATGATTGAGCAGCAAATGGGCGTTCCTCTTCCCCCGCCAAATGAACCCCTGCCCGAAGACGTTGAAGTCCAACTCTCCCAACTCATGGCTCAGGCTGGACAGCAAGTCAATCAGGCAAACCAAGCAGAAGCTCAGCAGCAGAAAAACCAACAAATGGCCCAAGACCCATTGGTTCAAATGCAGCAGCAAGAACTGCAAATCAAGCAATCTGAAGTGCAGCGCAAACAGCAGAAAGATCAAGCTGAACTACAACTGAAATCTAGTCAACTTCAACTTGAAGGGGCAAGCATTCAAAACAAAAAAGAAGTAGATATGTCCCGCATTAGAGCGGATGTAGCAAAAACTCAAATGCAGATACAGAACCAGGCACAAACAGAACGTCAACGCATGATTGATGCGTACAGAGGTAATAAATGATTGATAAATATCTAGAACATCTATCCAAAAAGATAGATGACAAAGTCGGACAACTTCAAATAAACCTTGCAGATGGCAATGCAATGGATTATTCGGAGTACAAGAAGATGTGCGGGGAGGTCAAAGGTCTGCTCACTGCACGTTTATTTATTACAGACCTACAGGAAAGATTGAAAAACGATGACGATGAATAATTTACATTTAGTTACTGCTGTAGATTTGTCTCAAATTTTGAACAAGTCCTCAGAAGACAAGGCAAAACAACTTCCTAAGCCGTCTGGCTATCGAATTCTTTGCGCCATTCCAGAGGCGGAAAAAGAAATTGAAGGCAGTGACATTGGCTTGATCAAAGCAGCTGAAACCATGCGCAACGAAGAACTGCTAACTACAGTTTTGTTTGTTGTTGAACTGGGGCCAGATTGCTACAAAGATGAAAGTAAGTTTCCCACTGGACCGTGGTGCAAGCAAGGCGACTTTATTTTGGTTCGCCCCCATGCAGGTACTCGGCTCCTAATTCATGACCGTGAGTTTCGCATCATCAACGACGATTCAGTCGAAGGTGTCGTACAAGATCCTCGTGGCATTAAACGCAAATAAGGAACACATATGAAATACGATGAATTTAAATTTCCAGACGAGGAAAAAGATGAAAAACTTGATGATGACATCATTGTTGAAGTTGAAGACGATACTCCGGAGGAAGATAAGAATAAGTCGCCTCTGCCTGAAAAAATTAAAGAGGAGCTTTACAACGATGAGTTGGAAGACTACTCAACCAAAGTAAAGAAAAAACTTGTACAGCTAAAGAAGCTGGCGCACGATGAGCGCCGGGAAAAAGAAGCTGCACAACGTGAGCAAAACGAAGCAGTTGAATTTGCTCGTAAGCTTATGGATGAGAATAAAAAGCTCAAATCTAATCTCCATAACAGCGAAACTAACGTGCTGGCTAGTGTTACTCGCGCAGTTGAAATGGAGATGGAGGCAGCCAAAAAAGCATATCGTGAGGCATATGATTCTGGCGATACAGATAGGGTAATGGAGGCGCAAGAGCGTTTAACTGAAGCAACATTAAAAATTGATAAAGTTAAAAACTTTAAACCCCCTTCTGTACAAGAAGAAGAAAATGTGGTACAACCGCCAAAACAAGCGGTCCAAAAGCCCGCACAAGATCCAACTGCAGTAGCTTGGCAACAAGATAATCCGTGGTTTGGTGAAGATGATGAAATGACTAGTTTGGCGTTGGGGTTACATGAAAAACTCCGCCGCGAAGGAATCAAAATATCATCTAAAGAGTATTACGATAGAATTAACAAAACAATCCGACAGCGTTTTCCAGAGAAATTTGAAGACGCAGAGGAACAAGATGAGCGGCCCAGCCGCAAAAGCTCGGTGGTTGCACCAGCTACACGGACTACGTCCGCAAAACGAGTTAAGTTGACTACTGGTGAACTGAACTTGGCAAAGAAATTTAAACTTACACCGGAGCAATTTGCTGCGGAAAAAATCAAATTAGGAGCCTAATCATGGCCGAAAACAGAAAACCGCGTGAGCTAGAGGAACGATTGATGGTCGAGCGTCCAAAACAATGGATGCCAGCAGAACTTCTGCCAGAGCCTGATAAACAACCTGGCTACGAGTACAGATGGATTCGGGTGTCTACTTTGAATGTCGCGGATCCCCGCAATGTTTCCGGCAAATTACGGGAAGGTTGGGAGCCTGTTGCAGTTGAAGAGCAGCCGAAATTTAGGTTGATGGTCGATCCAGGTAGTCGATATAAAGACAACATTGAGATCGGTGGGCTGTTGCTCTGCAAAACCCCTCAAGAGTTTACGAAGCAGCGTGATGAATATTTCGCTAAACAATCGCAAGCTCAGATGGATGCTGTAGATAATACTATGATGCGTCAAAGTGACCCAAGGATGCCGATGTTTAAAGAGCGGAAATCCTCGACCAGCTTTGGCAAAGGTGTTTAATTTTTTATAGGAGTCCTTAAATGGCTTATCCAACTGTCGATGCGGCTTACGGTTACAAACCCGTAAACCTGATTGGCGGTCAAGTGTTTGCTGGTTCAACTCGGAATCTTCCGATCCAGTACAACTACGGAACCGCTTTGTATTATGGTGACCTAGTCACTCTTTCCGCTGGTTATGTTGTAATTGCAACATACCCTGTGAGCACTACCAACACTACCGTTGGCGTGTTCTTGGGTTGCTATTACACTAACCCCACCACCAAGCAACGTCAATACTCACAGTACTACCCCGGTAGCGTGACTGCTGGTGATATCACCGCCATCATTGGTGATGATCCTGACCAAGTAATCCGTTGTGCGGTTACTACCGGTGCTTCTGCTACTACCATTGGATCGGCTTCGTCGATTCTGGTTGGCGTGAACATGGCCGGTAATACGCTGACTGGTTCTGCTTCCACTGGTAACGGTGCAGGCGCTGTTGTTGCGGCTTCGGCTACAACTTCTGGCGGCGGCTTCCGTGTCCTCAATCTGGTTCCTGATACCCAAATTAGCACCTCCTGCACTTATGTGTCTGGTGGCGCTGCTTCGGCAACTTCGGTTGTTGTATCTGGCCTGACTGTCGGACAAGTACTGCCTGTTGGTACGGACGTGTTCAACTTGGTAAACGGTCAATTGCAGTTCACTGGCTCTACGCTCAGTTCTTCATCGACTGTAACTACCACCGGTAGCACGACTCTGACCATCACTTCGGTTACTACCGCAGTTGCTGGTACTGTTGTATTGGTTCAAAGCCCCGAGGTGTTGGTTAAGTTCAACTTCGGCGCTCATCGCTATTACGTAGCATAAGGAGTAACTTAAAATGGCTATTTCACGCGCACAGCTACTTAAAGAGTTGCTCCCCGGCCTGAACGCTTTGTTCGGTCTGGAATATGCAACGTATCAGGAAGAGCACAAAGAGATCTATGAAACAGAAACCTCTGAGCGTTCTTTTGAAGAAGAAACAAAACTGTCTGGATTCTCTGCCGCTCCGGTAAAGAATGAGGGCTCTGCCATTGCTTATGACAATGCGCAAGAAGCTTGGACAGCTCGCTATAACCACGAAACCATTGCTTTGGGCTTCTCCCTAACGGAAGAGGCAATTGAAGACAATCTGTATGACAGCTTGTCCGCTCGATATACCAAGGCCCTTGCTCGCGGTATGGCTTACACCAAGCAGGTTAAAGCTGCTGCTGTTGTTAACAACGGTTTCTCCAGCCAATTTGTTGGCGGCGACGGAGTTTCGTTGTTTAGCACTGCGCATCCTTTGATCTCTGGTGGCACTAACAGCAATCGCCCAGCTACCGGCGCTGATTTGAATGAGACTTCTTTGGAGTCTGCAGTTATTCAAATCGCAGCATGGACTGATGAGCGCGGTTTGCTGATTGCAGCTAAGCCTCGAAAGCTTATTGTTCCTCCTGCTCTGATGTTCGTTGCTACCCGTCTGTTGGAAACCAGCCTGCGCGTTGGCACTACCGACAACGATATCAACGCCATTAAGAACAATGGTTCAATTCCTGAAGGCTACTGCGTTAATCACTACCTGACCGATACAAACGGCTGGTATCTGACTACCGATGTGCCCAACGGTATGAAGCACTTTGTCCGTACTCCGCTGGCTAACAGCATGGACGGCGACTTTGATACTGGTAATGTCCGTTACAAGTCTCGTGAGCGTTATAGCTTTGGCTTTAGCGATCCATTGGGCATGTTTGGATCTCCAGGATCCTAAGCCTTAGGGCTTTAGAGAAAGGCTCCTTCGGGGGCCTTTTTTGTTGTATTCTCGCGTTGTTGGTAGCGTAGTGGGTTAGCGCCGCTGCAAATAGTTTGGCAAGTTTATACACTGCTTTATGTGGGCTACCAACACCCATTGCACATATTAAATTACTGTGATATATTGCAGCCATCTGGGACTTCCAGTGCGCCAAACTGCCCCAGCAGACGACATACCGATTGACGCACTTAGCTTGTATGTAAGGAATTATCATGGGATTCGCAACTCACCTCGGCCCTTGGCTGCTCGGCACTGTTAAAAACACTACCGGCACTACTGCTGGCTTGATTCAAAATACTGGCGTTACTACTGTAGCTCAAACCGGCACCATGACGGTTGCCACAACGACTGCTACTACGTTTGCAGTTATCCCCGCTGGCGCTCAAATTACCAACATTTTTGTTGATATCACCACTGCTTTTGCTGGCTCAACTGGTAATACCATTACGATTCAAACCGCTGGAGCAACTACTTTAGCTACAGTTGGTGGAGCAACTACTACACCCTTGGCTGTTGGTCGTGCTACGACTACTTTGTCTGGAACTAACATTGCTACCATCTTGAACGTAGGTACGACGGACTTGATCCTCCAAGTTATCTATGCATGCGCAGGAACAGCAAGCGGCGGTGCGGCTCAGATCACTGTGCAGTATCTCGTCAAAGACTCTAGCGGCAATAGCTCTCCCCCCTCCAACCAGCAGTAATTGATCTCGAGGGCTTCGGCCCTCGTTTTATAGGAGATTAGTTATGATGCAGACAGACGTTAAATCAGCACATTTAAGCGCAGCAGGGTCTTATTACGTTGGGCGTACACGCCTAAAAGGGTTTATTGTTAGTCCTAAAGCAAGCACAGCGGCAACATTTGAAATCAGAGATGGAAGCTCAACGGCGGCAGTGTTGTACACAATGGACATAGCAAGCCTTAGCACTCCAAATACGTTTTCTATGGTAATCCCTAGCGAGGGTATTCTGGCTTCTACGGGGCTTTATCTCACGCTTAGCGTTGGTTCCGTAACAGGAATTACAATATTTTATGGCTAAGAAAGCCCCATCCCTTGCAGTAGGTCGTGGCGAGAAGCTACCTGTCTCTAAAGGTGCGGGTCTTACAGCCAAGGGTAGGGCTAAATACAATGCAGCTACTGGGTCTAACCTAAAGGCTCCACAGCCCGAAGGTGGCCCACGCAAGAAATCATTTTGCGCCCGCATGTCTGGTATGCCCGGGCCAATGAAAGACGAAAAAGGCAAACCTACACGTAAGGCTGCGTCCCTAGCTAGATGGAAGTGCTGATATGACTGAACATAACGACACTCTTAAACACATCATTGATGTAGTTGCTCCTATAGCAGCAATTGGGTCATTTTTTGAGATGATTTCACCCATGTTTGGCTTCATAGGAGCAGTTTTGGCGCTAATGCGTATTGCTGAAATGGTGACCGGCAAGGACTTTGTTGATCTTATCCGGAAGAAAAAAGATGCCGAGTAGCTCAAAAAAGCAGCATAATTTCATGGAAGCGGTAGCTCACTCGCCGTCGTTTGCCAAGAAAGTAGGAGTTCCACAATCCGTGGGGCAGGATTTTGCAAAGGCCGATAAAGGTCATAAATTTTCTAAAGGTGGTGATATGATGAATTCCAAAATGAAAATGTTTGAAAAGTCTGGCAAAGATGTCGAGAAAAAGGGCATGAAAGAAGGCTCTAAAGCCGACATGGCCTTGGACAAAAAACAAATGATGGGAATGAAAAAAGGCGGTATGTCTAAGAAGATGGCTGGTGGTGGCCTTTCTGCTGGTCATAAGAGTGCTGACGGTATTGCATCAAAAGGCAAAACCAAAGGCAAAGACATCGCAATGAAAAAAGGCGGTATGGTTAAGCGTATGGCTGAAGGTGGTTATACAGATGAAATGTCTGGTGTAGATGAGGCCATAGCTAAACAAAACTCCATGAATGATATGGAAGATGATACTTCCATGCTCAGGGAATACACGCCAACTAAAACACAGTCTAAGCCAGCTCCAAAAACAACGCCTAAGTCAGCCGCAAAGACTTCAAATTACTCAAATGAAGGTAGGTTTAAACCTTCACCAAAAGAAACTGATGAAACTAAAATGTCAGTTAATGATCGTATTAAAGCATCCCGATCAAAATCTCGTGAAGGAACAACTGATACACGCTCTGTAAATGAACGTGTTCGTTCTTTGTTTGGCATGGCTAAAGGTGGAACAACTGGATCATTCCGTTCTTCAGCTAATGGTATTGCCCAACGTGGAAAAACTCGTGGAAAAATGTGCTAATCATGGCTGATGTTAAATACCCCGACTACACTCCGATTGATGATCCGGTGCCAAAACCAAAACCAAAACCAAAACCAAAGCAAGAGCAGAAACCCGTTTTATATCCTGACTCCGTCCCTGTTGATGAGCCAGTAAAAAAGATGGCCAAGGGTGGGTCTGCTTCATCTCGCGCTGATGGCTGCGCTGAGCGAGGTAAAACTCGCGGAACTATGATTATGTGTGGTGGCGGAATGACTAGGGGCCGCAAGTGAGAGCTAGTCGCGGCATGGGTAATGTCAAACCTTCTAAGATGCCTGGTGCTAAGAAAAAAGCACGCCGTGACAATACTGATTTCACTCAGTATGCTGAGGGTGGATTAGCGCAACAAGCCGCTACAGCTATTGCCATGAAGAAAGCTGGAAAGAAACCAAAGAAGATGGCTTCTGGAGGGGAATTAAAAGAGGTCCCGGGGGATAATATTGGGCTCTCAAAATTACCTACTCAAGTACGTAACAAAATGGGTTACATGAAAGATGGCGGCAAGGTTAACGCAGCCGGCAACTATACAAAACCTAGTTTACGGAAGCGTATTGTTTCTGCAGTTAAGGCTGAAGCCACGCAAGGCACTGGTGCAGGGCAATGGAGCGCGAGAAAAGCCCAGCTTGTAGCCAAGAGATATAAGGCAGCAGGGGGTTCTTACCGTGACTAAGACCTGCTTGAAATGCAGCGCAGAAAAGCCGCTTGAAGACTTCTACAAGTTTTTTGACAAGTGGTCGGACAAGCACTATCCAAGCGCACGCTGCAAGCCGTGTCATGCAGATTACAGGCGCGAAAGCCCAACTACACCACGTAACCGTAAAGCAGACAAACTTCAACTGCGCTACGGATTGACTTACGAACAGTGGGAGCAAATGCGCGAAACCGAAAGCTATGCATGTATGATTTGCGGTATAACTGAAGCAGAAATAGATAAAAAGCTTGACGTAGATCACTGCCATAACAGCGGAAAAGTTCGTGGCATTTTGTGCAACCCGTGCAACAATATGATTGGGCACGCTAAAGACAGCGTTGCAGCGCTACGAGCAGCGGCGGACTACCTCGAAGAAAACGCTGACGGTTATAAAGGTTTTCCTGTATGAAAGCACCGCAGCAATCCCTTAAAAACTGGGGTGACCAGAAATGGCGCACTAAGAGTGGAAAGCCATCTAGCAAAACTGGAGAAAGGTATCTTCCGGAAGCTGCCATAAAAAGTCTTAGCTCTGCAGAATATGCAGCAACTACCAAAGCTAAACGTGCAGGCAAAGCAGCTGGCAAACAATTTGTAGCGCAACCAAAGTCAATTGCAAAGAAAACAGCAGGGTTCAGATAATGGCAACTAAAAATTGGATTCAAGACGCTATTAAGCCAAAAAATAAGGGTGCATTGCGCTCTGCTCTTGGCGCCAAAGAGGGTAAGCAAATACCGGCTAAAAAACTTGCTGCTGCCGCTAAGAAGCCCGGTAAAATGGGTCAACGTGCAAGATTGGCGGAAACGCTCAAGGGATTTAAATGACCACCTCCGGCTCTACCGCGTTTAATCTCGAGTTCACCGAACTTGCTGAGGAGGCATGGGAGAGAGCTGGACGCGAGATGCGTTCTGGTTATGACTTACGTACAGCACGTAGGTCCATGAACTTGATGACCATTGAGTGGGCAAATCGTGGACTCAACATGTGGACCATTGATACGGGTACGATTACCCTTACTCAAGGACTAAACACATACGCCCTACCGACTGACACCATTGATCTACTAGACCACGTTATTCGCACGCAGCCCAATGTTTCTTCAACCCAGGCTGACTTGAGCATTACGCGAATTAGCGTATCAACATATGCAACCATCCCAAACAAGTTAATCCAGGCTCGGCCTATTCAAGTTTGGATACAAAGACTCTCTGGTCAGGCAAACCCCACTAGCTCAACCCTAAGTACATCCATATCATCTACAGATACAACTGTAACACTGAGTACAGTTGTAGGTCTTGCTGGATCTGGATACATACGACTTGATAGTGAAGATATGTATTACACCTACATATCTGGAAATACTCTGGGCGGGGTGTTTCGTGGACAGAACAATACAACTGCAGCCTCTCATACGGCGGCAACTGCTGTTATTGTTCCGCAACTTCCTGCAATTACAGTTTGGCCTACACCAGATGGATCTCAAACCTATCAGTTTGTGTACTACAGACTTCGCCGGGTCCAAGATGCCGGAGATGGTAGCAATACGGCTGATATGAATTTTAGGTTTTTGCCGGCTGTTACAGCTGGTCTTGCTTACTACATAGCAATGAAAGTTCCAGAGTTCCAGGGGCGCTTGGATATGTTGAAAGCTGTTTATGATGAACAGTACAAGCTTGCAGCTGGTGAAGACCATGAAAAAGCAACAATGCGTCTTGCACCAAGAATTTCATACATAGGCGGAAGCGGTTTATGACCTCTCCTTATGCATCGGGAAAATACTCCATTGCGGAGTGTGATAGGTGTGGGCAGCGTTATAAACTTAAGCAGTTGAAAATTGAAGTAATTAAGACTAAACTCTATCAACTAAAAGTATGTGAAGTATGCTGGGATCCAGATCAGCCTCAGCTTCAATTGGGCATGTATCCTGTAAATGACCCACAGGCTGTGTATCAACCAAGACCAGATACAACTTATGTTACGGCTGGACTTAACAATCAAGGATACACAACTGGTGGATCTAGAGATATACAGTGGGGATGGTCACCAATTGGCGGGGCTAGTGGTTTTGATACATTTTTAACACCCAATTACTTGGTTGGAACCACAAGTGTTGGCACAGTTACAGTTTCATAGGAGTAAATTATGGCTAAAGAAAACATGAAAAGTGATATGGCTCAAGACAAAGCCATGATTAAAAAAGCGTTTAAGCAGCACGATGCTCAAGAGCATAAAGGCGGTAAGGGTACAACCTTGAAGCTTAAAAAAGGCGGGCCAACAAGCGAGGACAGTATGAAAATGGGTCGCAACATGGCTCGCGCAGCTAACCAAAAGACTGGATAAATCATGGCATACAGTATGAAAAAAGGCGGGAAAGAAGTTGGCTACGCCTCTGTTTACGCTCAGCCACATACGATGGATGGAAAGAAAATGACTAAAGCTCCTCAAGAATTTGGTACAAACCCAGGGTTTCCGCCAAACCGCAGCAAGCTAGATACGCTCGATGTCAGTATCGGAAATCTCAGTAAGTCTGCTGGTAATGAGCCAATCAAGACTGATGGCATCAAAATTCGCGGTACTGGATGTGCTACTAAGGGAATCATGGCCCGAGGCCCGATGGCATGAATTACGCTGCTCTAGTCACGGCAATCTCCACTTACATGGAGAATACGTTCCCGACAACTGCGATGAACACGTTCATCACGCAGGCAGAGCAGCGCATCTACAATTCTGTACAGTTCCCTTCTCTTCGTAAAAATATGACTGGATCAGTTACTGTTGGTAACAAGTATCTATCTAGTCCCCAAGATTTTTTAGCACCATACTCCCTGGCGCTGGTAAACACTACAGGTGAGTATCTTTACTTGCTGAACAAGGATGTAAACTTTATCCGTGAGGCTTATCCAAAACCAACAAGCACGGGAATTCCAAAGTACTACGCTCTATTTGGACCAACCATAAGCGCAGGTGTTCCAACTACAGAGTTGTCCTTCATTCTTGGACCAACTCCAGACACTACTTATACCGTAGAACTCCATTATTTTTACTACCCAGAGTCGATTACTACCGCCGTTAATACATGGCTTGGAGATAACTTTGACTCTGTCTTGCTCTATGGATCCCTAGTAGAGGCATACACCTACATGAAAGGTGAGCAAGATATGATTACTTTTTACAACCAAAAGTACATGGAGTCACTTGCTCTTGCTAAGCGCCTGGGAGATGGAATGGAGCGCCAGGATGCTTATCGTAGCGGTCAATTAAGAGTGGCGGTGAAATAATGGCAATCGTCCAAGGCCAAACCACATCGTTTAAAGCTGAACTGTATCAAGCAGTACACAACCTGCTCACGGATACGCTCAAAATTGCTTTGTATACGGGCAACGCAAGCTTGGATTCAACTACAACAGTTTATAGTTCTACCAATGAAGTTGTAGCGTCAGGCTATACAGCGGGCGGGAACACTTTAACGGGTGTGACTATAAATACCTCTGACTATACAGCCTATGTAAACTTTAATAACACAAGCTGGACATCAGCGTTAACCGCCCGTTGCGCCCTAATTTACAATGCAAGCAAGGGTAACAAGTCCATCGCGGTAATTGATTTTGGGTCTGACAAGACCTCAACGACCACATTCTTGATTACTATGCCTGCCAATACCTCAACTACCGCGCTGATACGTAGCGCATAAGGAACCACTATGTCCGTAGAAAACACTCTTGCATCTGGCGTTTACACTGTTGAATGTGTCGGTGCTGATGGCGTTGTTAAATGGTCTGAGCAACTGCCAAACCTTGTGGTTAACCAAGGTATCCAGTACATGGCGAGTGTTGCCTTGACTGCTGGCGCTACCGCTGTTACTCAAATTACCGCTTGGTACATTGGCTTGTACGGCGCTGGGGCTTCCAACAACCCCGCTGCTGGCGACACGATGGCATCCCATGCTGGCTGGACTGAGGCTGTTCCTTATAGCAATGCCACTCGACCATCTTGCACTTTTGTAGCAGCCACTACCGCTAACCCGTCTGTAGCCACAAACTCTGCTTCTCCTGCAGTGTTCAACATCAACGCAACGGCTACTGTTGGTGGCGCGTTTCTGGTAAGCAATAACACCAAGTCGGGCACAACCGGAACGCTGTTCTCTGCATCGGACTTCACCACTGGAGATCGTAGCGTTGTGAGCGGCGACACCTTGAACGTGACCTACACCTTTAGCTTGACTGCGACTTAAAAATGGCACTAGTACTCGCGGATAGGGTACAAGAGACTTCGACAACCAGCGGCACTGGAGCGTTCACTTTAAACGGTGCTGTATCGGGGTATCAGTCTTTTGCAACGGGCATTGGCTCGGGTAACACCGTTTACTACGCCATCTACGATGCAACAGCTTTTACATTTGAAATTGGACTTGGTACTTTTACTGGCCCTAGTACGTTAACCCGTACAACAGTATTTACCAACTCGCTTGGCACCACGGCGTTCATTTCCTTTGCTGGCAATACCACCAGCGTATTTGCTACATACCCCGGAAGCAAAGCTGTATCTACAGATACCTTAGCAACTCCACCTGCCATAGGCGGTACAACCCCAGCGGCTGGCGCATTCACGACCCTATCCGCAACAACACCAATTGCACTTACTTCAGGCGGCACAGCAGCAGCATCCGCACCAGCAGCACAGGCTAACTTATTGGGGTATACGACTACTGCAACCGCAGCGGGAACAACCACTTTAGACAATACAAGCAGTTTTTACCAATTATTTACAGGTGCAACCACTCAAACGGTTGTGCTTCCAGTAACTAGCACATTGCAAACTGGCTGGTCTTTTAGGATAAATAACAGCTCAACTGGTGCATTGACTGTTAATAGTTCAGGTGGAAATTTGGTCATAAACGTAGTTGCTGGTGCAACGGTAATGTGTACTTGTATTAATACTGGTGTAACTGATGCCACTGGTTGGAGAGTTGGTGTTACTGAAATAGCGGCAGCTTCAGGCACAGGCAATATGGTTCTTAGTCTTGCCCCAGTTCTTCAGGGTATAACAATAACTGGAACTCTTAACTTTAACGGGTCTGCCGCATCAGCGTCTTTTTTCCATATTACTCAAACTACTGGAGCAATGACGATTGGAGGGACTGCTGGTACTGGATTAATAACTTTTGGGAGATCAACCGCAACTCAGACAACAAGTATTCAAGACGGTATAACAACTAGCGGAAATACCAAAACAATCACAATAGGCACTAGCGGTGCGTCAGGCTCAACCACCAACATCACGCTTGGCTCGGCAACGGCAGGTGCAACGTCTACCACCACAGTCAATGGCGCCTTTAACTATGCAAATAGGGCTGTTACCGTCACATCAAATGCCGGAACAGTTCCGGTTTCAATCAAGCTAAACACCTTTACAAACAGTTCTGCCGCAACGATGGCAATTACGATGGCTGTAACCGGCGCTGCGGATGGTCAGATGACTATGGTGCGCATATACGACTTTAGCGCAGCGACACAAACAATTGGGTGGACAAACACCGAGAACAGCACAATTAGCGTCCCAACAACTTCTAATGGCTCTACGACTCTGCCCCTTACGGTAGGGTTTATGTACAACGCCCAAACGTCTAAATGGCGTTGCATAGCGGTAGCTTAATATGGCAACGGTAATATTAACTGGCTCAGGCACATGGAATCTTCCAGCGGATTGGAATGATGCTGCCAATACGATTGAGTGCTATGGTTCTGGTGGCAATGGTGCGGCGGGAAGTGCAACAGATTCTGGCGGTGGTGGTGGCGGTGGTGGTTACGTAAAAGCTACTAATGTTCCTCTAAAAGCCTCCATTGCGGCTGGATATGTAACTGATACAAATTATCTAGATGGTGGCCTTTGGAACGGTGTTACTGTTTACGATGGGGATGGGAATCCCGTATACGGCACTTTAATTGTTGGGTACAATGGAACTAATACTTATGGAATTATTGGCGGGGCCGGTGCTGGCGGTTTTTCTTCAATAGCAGGAGTTTCTTACACCACCATTCAAAACGTTGGAGCAAAGGGCGGGAATGGAAGGTCTGCTGCTACTGCCGCAGGCGGCGGTGGCGGTGGTGCTGGAGGCCCCAATGGTGCTGGCGCGGTAGGTGGCTCAAATAGCACAACCAATCCAACAATAGGTCGAGGCGGGGGTGGTGGCAATGGTGGCACGGCTGGTTCTGGTACATCTGCAACAGGTGGAACGGCGGGAACAGGCGCTGGCGCTGGCGGTACGGGTGGCGCGGCATCTACATCAGGTAATGCAGGCGGCGCAGGAACATCGGTTTACTCTGGCGGCGGTGGTGGCGGTGCTGGTGATGGAATCACTATTACTTCAGGCGGCGCTGGTGGTCTTTATGGCGGCGGTGGCGGTGGCGGCGCATCTTCTTTACTTTCAACTGGCGGTCTGGGGGCTGGTGGCATCATCATCATTACTTACACTCCAATTGCAACATCCACCGGCAATATGTTTTCATTTTTTTAGGAAAAACATGGCACTCATCAAATCAATTGACACCGAATTTGGGATTCCAGTGGTCTACTGGAACATCGGCGCATTTCAAGAAGACTTCAAAGGTAGGGGCACTGAAGTTACGTGTTACGGCTACGTGTCTCAAGAAGCGCGTGCTGCTGGTAAACAACCGTTAAGTTCAGTCTATCTGCAAATCTCTGGCGGTGACTATGTTGCCGGTGCAGACCGTGCGGCTTTGTATGCAATCATCAAACAAAAGCCTGAATTTGACGGCGCTGTAGACGCATAAAGAGTTAATGTGCTTGGCTTCCTACCACTATCTGCTATCAGTATGTCCGCCATTGTGGCGGGGAGCATCTACGGTCCTGCGGTAACCGAAGCCTCATCTGGGCTGGATTCAACCAACTCCCAGTTACAAGCCATCGGCGCAATAGATGAAGCAGCTTCCGGCCTTGACTCCAACACCACACAGCTACAAGCCACTGGCGCAGTATCCGAAGCAGCTTCCGGGCTGGATTCCGTATCCACGACTGCCACACTAAGTTTGGCTATTGCGGAGGCTGCATCAGGTGTGGACTTGATCTCCACCATTGCTACTCTAAACCTCGCCATTGCAGAGGCTGCATCAGGTGTGGACTTGATCTCCACCATTGCTACTCTAAACCTTGCCATTGCAGAGGCTGCGTCTGGGCTGGACGCCGTAGATAAAACACTCACCGTAACCCTGTCCATCTCCGAAGCCGCATCGGGAGTTGATTCTGTACAGTCCGTACTGACGGCAGTTGCAGCCATCCTAGAGAACGCATCGGGACAAGACGCCCTAGCTACCCAACTCCAAGCAGTTACGGCAATTCTTGAGGCCGCTTCCGGCATTGATGGGATAACGGCAGGGGCTATTCTATTTATCGATGTTGTAGAATCGGCCACGGGGTCAACAGTATTTAATGCGGCCTTTTTATGGAACCCCATAGATGATGCACAAAACCCCGCATGGTCTGTTTTAAACAACGCGCAAACGCCAACATGGTCTGCAATAGACAACGCGCAAACTGTAACATGGGTTTTAGTTAACAATAACCCCAATGCAAATTAAGGATATCGCATGACTACAGCAGCAACATCACTCTTGGGACTTGCCCTGCCGGTTACCGGAGAGCTTTCGGGCACTTGGGGTGATACGGTTAACAACTCAATCACATCGCTTTTGGACTCCGCCATTGCGGGCACTACCACTTTGAGCGCGGATGCTGATGTTACGCTAACCACCACAACTCTTTCGGCTAACCAAGCGCGTTCAGCAATCATCCTGTGGACTGCTGGCGGTACAGCTACCCGAACCATCACGGCTCCAGCGCAGTCTAAACCATACATTGTTATCAACAAGACCTCTAGCACGCAGTCCATCATTTTTATTGGGGCTACCGGTGCCGGGGTAACGCTTGTTGCAGGGGAAAAAGCAGTTGTTTCTTGGAACGGAGTTGACTTTGTAAAGGTAGCCAATCAAAACGGTACAGGAAACTTTACCTCACTCATAACAACTGACAACGTGGGTATTGGTGTTACTCCTAGTGCTTGGGGCAGCTCTTATAAAGCGGTTCAATTTGCAAATGGCAATATTTATTCTTTATCTAGCGTAAACGACACATCATTTGGGTCTAATTTTTATGTTGATGCGTCTGGAAATGCTAAGTATTTAAACACTACAACAGCAACTTTATATAGACAAGCAACTGGTGCGCACATTTGGTACGCCGCCCCCTCCGGTACAGCAGGTAACACCATTACCTTCACCCAAGCAATGACGCTGGATGCTAGTGGGAATTTGGGTATTGGGACGACTTCTCCACAAGCAAAAATCCATACTGTGGATGTTGCTTCGGGCAACCCAGCGCGGTTTCAAGGTGGTGAATCAAATTACACCATTCGGATAGTTAACAGCGCAAATACTAGCGGGGGCTCTATCAACGCCAATACTGGCACTGCTCAGGGCATAACTATCAGTTCTGACTCTGGCCCTATGATATTTAATGCTGCGTCTTCAGAACGTGCCCGTATTGACTCCAGCGGTAACTTACTGGTGGGGCAATCTTCATATCCATTTGCAGGGCAACCAAAAGCTTCTTTTATTTCAACGTCTACAACTCAAGGTGGAGTAGCTAGTGTTCAGCCAAATAGCGCTACAGCATCTGGTTTTACATCACAGTCTGTTACTGCCGCTGGTCTTACTTGGTTTCATTTTGTGGGGCAATCAGGCAATGGCAGTGCAATTACAACCAACAACATCTTAATTTATGGAAACGGAGATGTAAAAAATACCAACAACAGTTATGGCGCAATTTCTGACGTAAAGCTCAAAGAAAACATTGTTGATGCAACGCCCAAACTTGCAAACTTGATGCAGGTAAAAGTTCGTAACTACAACCTCAAAGGTGATTACGAACAACACAAACAGATTGGTGTAATTGCACAAGAACTTGAACAAGTGTTTCCCGGCATGGTGGATGAAACAGCCGACAAGGATATGGAAGGCAATGACCTTGGCACAACAACCAAGTCGGTCAAATACAGCGTGTTTGTCCCCATGCTCATCAAAGCAATCCAAGAACAGCAAGCCCTAATCACATCCCTCACCGCCCGTCTTGACGCTGCTGGACTATAACCATGATCGATCCCTTCACCGCTTTCGCTGCAGCACAAGCCGCTATTAAGGGGGTGCAGGCAGCTATCAAGATGGGCAAGGACATCGGGGCCATCTCCGGTGACTTGATGAAGTTCTTCGAGGCCAAGGACGTAGTAGCAAAAGCGGCATCGAAGCCCGGTAAGTCTGACACCGCGCAGGCCATTGAGATCGTGATGAAGGCCAAGCAGCTACAGGACGCTGAGGATGAGTTGAAGCAGATGCTGATCTGGTCAGGCAATGCAGACACTTGGGAAGCCATCCTGCGCGAGCGCAACAAGATCGTCTACAACCGCAAGGCCCAAGATATCGCGGACAACAAGGCCAAGGCCAAGCGCAGAAAAGAGATTGAGGAGGTGGTAGAGATGGTGCTTTTGGCTGCACTCGCTGCCTTGGTTATTACCCTAGTTGCATGGGGCACTATGGAATACGTGGACTTTATGAGGAAGTGAAATGAATGAACTACTCGGACTTCTTAAGGGACTTGCTCCTGCTGTTGCAACTGCTGTATCCGGGCCTCTTGGTGGTCTTGCTGTTACCGCTATTGCCAATCGGTTTGGTGTGGCTGATGATGTTCAGGCCGTGGCGCAGGCCATCGCAGGAGACCCAGACGCTGCCCAAAAACTGGCTGAACTAGACCTCAAGCAGTTTGAGTTGGAGAACGCCGACCGTGATTCGGCTCGGCATATGCAAGAGACCGCGCTTAATGGTGAAGACAAATTTGCCAAGCACTTCATCTATTGGTTCGCGTGGTTCTGGTCTGTTGGTTCTATGGCCTACTTCTTCGCCATCACCTTTGGTCAGGTGCCGCCAAGTGGTAAAGACTTTGGCAACATCATCTTGGGCTTCCTACTCGGCACCGCCGTGGCTACCATCATCAGCTTCTTCTACGGTAGCTCTAAATCCAGCAAGGACAAGACGGAAGCGATGAAGGACGCATTGAAATGACCCCAAACTTTACCCTTGCGGAACTTACTCACACAGACCACCGCTCACTGGACAACACACCCAATGATACAGAACGAGCAAATCTGGTACGACTGGCTGAATTTCTGGAGCTGGTCAAGGTGGCGCTTGGAGGTAAACCCATTATGGTCAACTCCGCCTTCCGATCTAAAGCGGTCAACGATGCAGTCGGCAGTAAAGATACGTCCCAACATCGAGTGGGCTGTGCTGCGGACATCCGTGTTCCCGGAATGACGCCTGACCAAGTTGTACGTACAATAATTGCAGCCCAGCTACCGTTCGACCAGATCATCCGTGAGTTCGATGCTTGGACACATATCAGCGTACCAAACTCCACGGCGCTAAAACCTCGTCGCCAAGCACTTATTATCGATAAATCTGGAGTTCGAGCTTATGTCTAAACGCTGCGAGCAAATAACCCGTGTAGTTTTGTGCGGGCCGCAGACATGGCATCTTGAGCCTCATTTATAGTAGCAAAGAACCCAATATGGACTTCCGATCCGTCGACAGCAATGCGCCCGCGCCATTTTTGTTTTTGCTTACACCAAGCAACCCCCTTTATGCCAGAGGTGTTCGACTTTGGGAGTCGGCTATTTTGTTGGTTTTGCGCGGTATTGCACTCACGCAAGTTTTCTATGCGGTTGTCAAAGGAGTTGCCGTTGATGTGGTCTATAGTGTGAGCAGAAGCTCCGTAGTGGTAAGCCCACACAAGTCTGTGGGTTCTGTACAAGATGTAGTCTATGCAAATTTGATGGTAATGGTGCGAAGCTGTGCCTGCAAGCGCCCCAGCAACGCGCCTGCCTTTTCGTTCTTTCCAGTACAGGTTTCCATCCGCATAAGTAAACAGTGCTTGCAAGACTTCTTTAGTAAAGTGGCTGTCGGTTTTGTGCATAAGGGTTCCAATCATGTACATGCATTATACAATACAGGTACTCGCGCATTTGCCTAATTCGTGGGAAAATGAGTAATGCCCTTACAAAAGATTACCCTCAAACCCGGCGTCAACCGGGAGAACACTCGGTACACCAATGAAGGCGGCTACTATGAGTCCAACCTAGTACGCTTTCGCCAAGGCACGCCTGAAAAAATAGGCGGCTGGCTTCGTATTTCTGCCAATACATTTTTGGGTGTTTGCCGTTCCCTGTGGAATTGGGTAACTCTAGGTTCTCAAAATTTAATGGGCATAGGTACTAATCTTAAGTACTACATTGAGAACGGCGGAGCTTACTACGATATCACGCCGGTACGTGCAGAAGTAACCCTGACCAATCCGTTTACACCAAACGGTACAACTACGATTCTTGTTACAGATACTTCTGGTGGGTTTATTAATAATGATTACGTTACCTATACAGGCGGAACTGCGGTTGGCGGACAAACTATAACCGGCGAGTACAAGATAACGCTGGTTAGCAACACAACGTATAACATCACTATTTCTGCTGCAGCCACCGCTGGCGCTGCTGCCGGAGGTACTGTCTATGCCGTATATCAAGTAAACACAGGCCCGTCATACGCAGTGCCACTAGTGGGTTGGGGTGCTGGAGCTTGGGGTTCTGGTACTTGGGGGAATGGAACAACTTCAAATGACGCATTGCGTATTTGGAACGCAAACAACTTTGGACAAGATTTACTGTATGGCCCCCGTGGAGGCCCACTATATTACTGGAATGCCGGTATTGGCTTTACACCATCTACGGTAACCATAACAATTGCTACTCCAGCCGTAGTAACTACTACTTTAAACTTGGCAGACAAGACAGCTATTCAGTTTCAAACTACTGGGGCTTTGCCTACTGGCCTTCTTCCGGGGGTAACTTACTACACACGCTACGTATCTCTGACTACGTTTAACTTGTCTGCTACACCTACTGGCGCTTTAATTAACACTTCCGGGACACAGTCAGGGGTACAAAGCATATCGCCTAGAGGGATACCTTTAACTGCTCTTAATGGGGCATCTAGCGTACCACTGTCTCAGACTTACTTTCTTATTTCAGACGCAAGCCGGTTTGTTATTCTGTTTGGAACAAATGATTACGGAAGCACCACCTTTGATCCAATGGTTGTGCGGTGGTCTGACCAAGAAAGTTATTTGGAATGGGCACCGGCTGTTACTAACCAAGCGGGTAGTATTCGACTGTCTCATGGGTCAAAAATTGTTACCGCATTGCAAAGCCGCCAAGAGATCGTGATTTGGACGGACTCGACGTTTTACTCACTGCAGTACTTAGGCCCACCGTATGTTTGGGGTAGTCAACTACTTGCTGACAACGTGTCTATTGCTGGCCCGAACGCAATGGCAATAGCCTCTGGCGCGGTGTACTGGATGGGTGTAGACAAGTTCTACAAGTACGATGGACGGGTTCAGACCTTACGTTGCGATCTTCGCCAATTTATTTATAACGACATTAACCCGTTACAGTTCGACCAAGTGTACTCAAGTACCAATGAAGGATTTAATGAAATCTGGTGGTTCTACTGCACCAAAAACTTTTACGTAATTGACCGTTATGTTGTTTACAACTACGTAGAAGACGCTTGGTACTATGGTTCCTTGGGACGCACGGCATGGATTGATTCTGGGCTGCGCAATTACCCTATAGCGGCTACGTACTCCAACAACCTTGTGAATCACGAATTTGGGAATGACGACGGTACTAGCGGTACTTTGGTTCCAATGGAGTCATCTATAACTACGTCACAGTTTGATATTGGCGACGGGCACAACTTTGCTTTTGTATGGAGGATGTTGCCTGACTTAACATTCCGAGGTTCCACAGATGGGACAACGCCCAGCCTTACCATGCAGCTTCAACCACTGCAAAAC